TAAGTTAACAAAAAGGTGAGCAAATGTCTACTAAAAAAACTGCAAGTAAACTTAAAAACTGGCAACCTAACCCAGATATTACTCCAGAACAATTAGAAGAAATGCGAGTCGAAGTGTATGATCGTATTATTGTTGCACGAGTAGGTCTACTGTTGCGTCACCCGTTCTTTGGTAACATGGCTACACGTTTGCGCATTTTGGCAGCAGATGATTGGTTGCCTACTGCCGCTGTAGACGGACGCAACTTATATTACAATACTCAATTTTTTAATGCAATGGATAATAAAGAAATTGAGTTCGTCGTTGCACATGAAGTTCTGCATTGTGTATTTGATCACTTGGGGCGACGTGAAGAACGCAATCCTCGACTATATAACATTGCCGCTGATTACATTGTAAATAATTTACTTGTACGTGATCGCATCGGCCATAAGCCTAAGATTGTAGACTGCTACCAAGATTTTAAATACGATAGCTGGACTAGTGAAGAAGTATACGACGAACTGTTTAAAGATGCTGAAAAGAACGGTGAAGAGTATTTAAAACAACTAGGCGAAATGCTAGACGAGCACCTTGACGGTGATAGCGAAGACGGTGACGGTACTAACGGAGAAGGCAAGGATAGTAACGGACACGGTACTAGCAAAAGCAAGCCTAAATTTACTGACGAAGAACTAAAACAAATCAAAGACGAGATCAAAGAAAGTATGTTGTCGGCTGCACAGTCAGCAGGTGCAGGTAATACTCCTGGCGAGGTCCAGCGTATGATCAAAGAGCTTACTGAGCCTAAAATGAACTGGCGTGAATTGTTGCGTCAGCAAATCCAGAGCACTATTCGTAATGATTACACGTTTAGTCGTCCAAGCCGCAAAGGACAAATGAGCGGTGCTATTTTGCCAGGTATGGACTTTGACGAAACGATTGATATTTGTATTGCACTTGATATGAGCGGGTCAATTGGTGACGATCAGGCAAAAGATTTCCTGAGTGAAATCAAAGGTATTATGGACGAGTACAAAGACTACAATATTAAATTGTGGTGCTTTGATACTAAGGTATATAACGAACAAGACTTTAGTGCAGACGGTGGAGATGATTTATTAGACTACGACATCCAAGGCGGTGGCGGCACTGACTTTGATGCTAACTGGTCGTACATGAAGTACAATGATATCCAGCCTAAGAAGTTTATTATGTTTACAGATGGATACCCTTGGAGTAGTTGGGGAGATGCAGACTATTGCGACACTGTGTTTATTATCCATAGCCACTCTAATAAAAACTTAGAAGCGCCGTTTGGAATAACTGCCCATTATGAAGAAAGTAAATGATTAAAAAAGGAATTCCGAACCCATTAAACGTATTTAAAGTAAGGCAAGTCAAGTCGGCGCCGCCTCACTTTGAATATGTTAATATACCGATAAAATATAACCTTGAACAAAGTCTTGTTAAATGGATTGAAGCAAATTTGCGGCACAGGTTTTATATTGGTAAAAATGTTAGTATAGATTCAGAAAATAAATTGATACAAGTAATTACTGTAGGATTTGAAGAAAATCGAGACATGAGTTACTTTATGTTAGCTTGTCCACATTTAAAGTATAACTAATCAATATTCGCATATATAATATACAAGGAGAAATTTATGAGCGACAAAAAAGAAGCAGTACAAGAATCAGTAGAACAAACTTCAGGGCCTGATCTTACTGTACAAGATTTACAATCAATTAAGAGCATTATTGATGTTGCAAGTCAACGCGGTGCATTTAAGCCTAATGAGATGATGACTGTTGGTCAAACTTATTCAAAACTTGAAGCATTTTTAAGCGCAGTAGCAGCACAAAATACAAATCCACCAAAAGGAGCATAACATGTCATTAAAACATGTAGGACGTTTAGTTAATAATAAACGCAGAGTAGTTGTAGCATATAGAGTAGTACCCGGTGAACCAGAAAACTGCATCGTTGTTACTACTGAAAATTTAGATGCAGCCGATCATGATTCATTAATCAAACTTGTTGAATCACCAGCTGGTCAAGAGGCCAATGAACTTGCAGATGCAATGATGCGTACATCGTTGTCAGATGGATCTAATATGTTAGCACGTTTCCATACTACTGGTAAAATGGTTAAAATGGCTACAAACTTAGTTGAGATGATTCCAAATACTAACACTACTATTTTGCTTAGTCAGTTAAATGAAGTAATTGCAGGTCAACAAGGTATTACCATAGGCGATCTTGCTATTAAAGGCAGAGCACAACCTAAACAATCTACACAACCTGCCCAAGTTGTCGAACCAGTAGCACCAGTTGATGGTATTTTAACTGATGAAATGATTGCTGCAAAATATCGTAGTGATGCAGATCGATTGACTAAAAAAGTAGCAGTTAAGAAGACTGCTACAGGTGCCTAAAAGTAAAAAATTGCCCCCTGAAGTAATTCGATTATGGCCTGAAGTTTTTAAAGATTTAGAAATTAAAGCAGTACCTGTAGAATATTTAGAATCGTTGCAGGTACACTTTAAGGATGGAAAAATCTGGGAAATTGACTTAGATCAAACTAAAATGTCAGCTGACGGATTAACTGAAACATTAGAAGATACCCTTGATGCATTTTTTGAAGAATACGACGAAGATATTGTAAATGTTGATTTTAGACTGAATACTCGTAAAGTTATTGCAGATGTTAAGTCTAGAACACGTTCTTTTATGAAAAAACGCAAGTAACTCCTGAGGTTATCTTTGATTAGGCATAAATACTTATAACAAGATATCTCAGGAGTTAAACTATGGCTTTACGTCTAAGACGCGGAACAGATGCAGAACGTCTACTTATAACGCCAGTACAGGGCGAATTAATATATACCACCGACACAAAGAAACTGTATATAGGTGATGGTACTACCGTTGGTGGACGACTTGTAGAAGGTGCAGGTAGTCCAGATTTAGCAGGATTAGATGACATAAACGTTGCAGGTGCTATAAATGGCCAAGTACTTGCATACGACACTGCTACACTAAAATGGATACCAAGTACACCTGCTACATCAGGAACAGGCGACGGTGTAGTAGAAGGTTCAAATTATCAAATTAATATTATTGGCTACGATTCGTCAATTATGGTTGACACTGATGCATTACAAGTAACTGCTAATTTAAATGGTGATTCGTTCGGAACACATATTGGACCAGTTGTAGGTGATGTAAGAGGTAGTGTATTTGCAGACGATAGCAGTCTACTTGTAGACGGTACAACTGGGGAAATTCGAGGACCTGTAAACGCACCGAGTGTCGAAGCGGGTAATATTAAACTAACATCTCTATCTAGTGACAATACTATGTTCTTGCGTACAAACGGTGATGGTAATTTCTTTATTATTTCAACCGAAGATTCAGCTGGTACAGTGTTAATAACTAGTAATGCTCAAGTAGGTGCGCCGCTCGATCCAGTTGAAAGAACATTTACACTATTCAATTCATCTACAAATCCGGCAGAGGTAGCACTAGCACAAATACATAATACAGATACTGGCCCTGGTGGTAGTATAGGTATTCTTAGATCAAGAGGATCTAAAACTGTGCCTACAGCAGTACAAAGCGGTGATGCAATCGGTACATTCATTACTGCCGGTTTTAATGGATCAGATTATCGTAGCGCAGGTGGTATAAGAATTACTGCTTCTGGTGCGCCGCAAGCAGCTTACATTCCATCAAATGTTGAAATACTTACATCTAAGTCAGACGGCACTAACGAAGTTAAACTTACTGTAAAAAATACAGGTGAAACTGTATTTACAGGTGCAGCTACTTTAGTAACATATGCAGACAATACAGCAAGAGATGCAGCAATTACTTCTCCAGTAGCAGGTATGATAGTATTTAATACAACAAATACTAAGTTCCAAGGGTATACTGGCGCTGCTTGGGTAGACTTAAACTAATTGGTTGACAATTTATTCTTTTGTAGTATAATAATACTATGAAAGAATATATACACGCAAAACTTCATAATATAAATGTCACTGCCAAGTCAATTGACTATCACGGTAGTGTTACAATCTGCTCTAACTTACTAGAAGTTAGCGGCATCGAACCTTACCAAAAACTTGATGTAGTAAACCTTAACACAGGTACTAGATGGACTACGTATGCAGTACCTGGGCCAAAAGGATCGTTTGAATTAAACGGTGGAGGAGCACGCCTAGGAGAAATTGGTGATAAATGTGTTGTAATTACATATCATGCTACAGAATCGTTTGGCGGAGCAAAAGTTATATTTTGTAACAAAGACAACGAAATTAAGGATATACTAGGTTACCCATGCAAATAATTGAACTCGATCAATCGCATAAGCAACAATTTGATGAATTTATTATTGAACAACTTTCTGCTCGAAAGTTAGATAGCTCGTGGAATAATATTTCTTTTATCTCTGAAAATCGTAGAATTTTTGCAGCAGTTGATAACGATGGCAAATTTATACAAGTATTAGCATCTAATAAAACTCCAGTAACAGGTGTAGGTTGGATGTATTTAGACACACAACTATCTAGAAAAATAGGAATTAAAGTAGGCAAACAAGTTACTTTTGATCTATTAGATTTTGTTATTAAAACTCACGAAAAAATAGGCGTATGGGGCTGGTGGTGGGTACACGCAGGGCGTCTTAAAAAACATATTACTTGGCCAGGTGAGGGGTTTGCTACACACTATTCAGATGCATTTGCAAAATATAACATAATGGACATTGTTGTTGTTCCAGCAGGCACTGTAACTAACATTCCGTTATACGACTTTATATTAAAAGGTCCGTTAGAAAAAGATGCAGTATTGCGATTTGCTGTACCTTTTAGGCAACACGGTTTTGATATAAACAATTTAAAAGATGATAATATTAGATATACGTAATGGTTAATATTTTATTAAATTATCAAACTAGCAATCTAAGATATGCTGTAGAAGAACTAAAAGAACATAATCTATATTCTTGGAGAGCATTAGGTAACGAGTTCGCAAAAAATACTGTCATTCCGTTACACGATAATTTAATAGATAATGTTGATATATTTGAAAGAGAAAGAGGCGATTTAGCAAAAGTAATCTTAGCCTATATAGAAGAAAAAAATATAGATTTAATTTTTCCTTTATACAACGATATGATGTTTCCTTACTTGTATAAAAAGTTAGGATTCACTGATAAACAATGCAACATATTATCTAGTAAGCAAGCGTATACTGCCTTTGCAAAAAGTGTAGGAGTAACAGTTCCAAACACGTATGACGATATTAAACAAGTAACTTATCCTATTATTGCTAAACCAGTAAACGGTACAGGAAGTATTGGAGTTAAAGTATTAAATGACTACAGTGAATATTTCTTTTTTGCTTCTGGAGAAGATATACAGTATAACGACCTAGGCAAGCATTATATCTTCCAAGATTTTATAGACGGTCCTACTATTAGTTGTGCTGGCAGAATTGTAGATGGTGATATATTATTTGATTGTGTATATACTATCGAATCAAGTGAACTACCATACAGAGCAGAAACTGGATTCTTACTTAACAGTTATTACAAAAATACAGATCCTATAAAAGAACAAATAGAAAAGTTAAGTAACGGCTTAGAACTAACTAACTGTGCATGGATGGCTGACTTTATAAGTAGTAGAGATGGACAATTTTATTTGGTAGATTTTAGTCCTAGACTAAGTGTAAGTGCGCAAGTGTTAATTAAACACAGTGCAGGCATCAACTATAACAAACTTATTGTAGATAGTTTACTATACAAAGATAAAACAAAAGTACAACTAGATAAGTGCGTAGTTTATAAGTATTTTGATATAGCAAAGGGCAAACATAAAGTAGAGTTTAGAGGCGATGCTACACTTGCTGATGAATTGACATTGCCTGCACAACAGTCTTATTTGACACGCATGGATATGCTGATGGTGTCTAAAGGATTTTGCGTTACATCAGGTGCTACACTAACCGAAGCCCATGATAAATGGCAAACAATAGCAAGCAATATAATAACAACTAAACTGGACTAAAGTTTCTTAGTGTTATGTAATTGGGTCTATCTGTTTTTGTAGTCTTATTATCAACAGAATTGTAGCATATAAACAACACATTCCTGTCTTTAGAGCTTGTATTACGCCCGCTAGTGTGCCACATATTAGCATGCATCACATACACATCCCCTGCTTCGCCCAGTACTGTATGACGCTGTAATCCAGTCATAGACACCATATTTTCGGTTATCATACCGTCTTTTTCGTTAGCATCATGCTTAATAGTCCAAGTTTTAGTCTTCTTTTCAACAAGAAAATTTTCACTGCCCGGTAATACTTCTAGGGGGCCGTTTTCTAATGTCATATCGTCTAACAAGAATAATAAACTTAATGCATTAGGATCCGGCATACCGTCGTGTGCTTGCCAAAAAGTGTAATCACTATGCCATGCATACTCGCCTCCTATGTTTGCAGATTTATAATTAAAATGCACTTGATGAGTATAAACATCTGTTTCTAAGATATCTTTAACTATATCTATCATAGGATTGTTATTGACAAACTCTTTTAACGTATTATCAAACCAATGAGGAGCAAATATACTTCTTACTGTGGTTTGGTCTTGTTCGTATATAAATGTTTCTTTATTGTCAATTGTTTTTAAATTTTCTGCAACTTGTTTGATTGCAGTTGGATCAAATACGTTTTTAAATAGTTTTTCTGAAAACATTACACTAATAAATCTCCGTATTCGTACATATCTTTTATTTTATTGTAAGTAAACTCTTCTTTAAAACTTAAAGTTAAAATATATCTATCTTGTTTAGTACAATTTGTAACACCGTGAACAGTTTGGGTATTAAAGCATACCGGAACCGTATAAGATATCTGATCTATTAGATCTTCTTGTACATAGTGCTTAGGCTTATACACAGCATTGATATTTCCATCTAGTCCAGGTACTTCTTCTCCGTCTGTATTCTTAGTATAAAAATCTAAGGTGCTATTTTTAAAATCTCCCATAATAGGTATATTCAAAGTAGCAAATCTATCACAGTCTGTATGGGGAGCAACAATGCCGTTTGCCTTAACTAGATTCATTTCTATTTTTTTAAATAGAGTCTTTGGATTTTTAAACTTAGAAGCTATAGGATTTATAGCATGTCTTTCAGGAAATCCTATATAGATTTTAAATCGACCAACACCTAGAAACGACCAATTAGTATATGAATTAACATAATTTTCTAATTCAATGCGTTCATTATCGTATTTTAAGTCTGGTAATAAAAAATAATTTTCCATACTAATACTTATTGATAAATAATTTTAAGGAGACATGATATGAAAAAACTAACATATACTTTATTAAACGTTGACGGTGTTGCACGACCAGAAGAAAATGCTCATCTTATTTCAGTATTAGGTAATGCTGATCCGGCAGTAACGCTACTTATTCTTGACGGCGTTGATGACATGATAGAGAAAGGCGACATTTGGCTTATGCATGGTGAAATTATAAATGACAATCTCGGAGTTGAAATAGTTTGGATTCTTGATGGTCAAGAATCCCTTGACAAGTTTAATTCAAATGTAGGAGAACACCTTGACGAGTTCGGTGGATCATTTACAGACGAAGAAATAACATTCCAAAACTTTGCTAGTTTTGCTGCTGCAAATAAAGAATTAACATTTGACAGACAAATGCTGGCATAAATCAGCATATTGTAATTCAAACACTCCGTTGTAATGTTTCTTTAAATTATTAATTTCTAAAAAAACTTCGTTATTCATTAGCGAAGTTTTTTCTATTTGTTCCCATCCTGTAAATTTTGGACGTTCTTTAAATGTAAAATCTTTACTGTATATCATATATTTGCTAGTACGAGTGCTGAGTTTTCCAGGTAATTGGTTATTAACTAATTGTATAACCCGTGGTTCCTTTAAAAACCCAGCTGTCATTTCTGGAGTGTATCTTAAAAAATCAGGAGTACCTTCTAATCGCTGATCTCTAAACCAGTTCATATAGCTATTAACTCTTTCAGTTTCTTCCCAGCGCCAGTCTCCGTCAAAGTTTTTAATATACGGTTCGCCATTAGCCATTATAACAGTGCCGTCTATTTTACTAATACCATACATAATGCTAGGTATTTGATAAGCACAACATTTGGCTGTTGTTGCTATTTCGATTATTTTACCGCTAGTTATAAATTTATCTATATCAACATCAATTATTATCGGTGATAAATTGTGTGCGTTACAATATTCAAAGGCATATGCGGTGTCGTGTGTATTATAAGCACCATAACTTATAATTGCAACTTTAAAATCTATGCCAGCTTTTTTAAAAATGTTAATCATATACTCACTATCTAAGCCGCCGCTGAACAACAACACTATTGGACTAGATGCAGATTCATAAAGTATTTTAGCAGCACGAATACACTCGTTGTGAAACGAGTTAGGCTCTTGAGTACATGATTTAAGATGCACTTTCCAATTATCTCCGTGTCCTGAAGTAGTAAAATAATCACTATAGGTTAGCGGTAACATATTCTCTCCATAAATACTGTATGAAACATTTTGAACCTATTGAGTATAATTTTGATCAACGTCATTTATTTGACGAATTGACTAAAATGAATATCTTTGATAAAAGTTTCCTTGCTACTGTTATTTACAACAACGGTCGTAGTAAATATGACCAAGATGGATTCTTTGACGAATACAACGATGTTGTACACTATGACGATAACGGAACTAAAATTGAAGGTAAATTTAATACATTTGTTACTTACAACTTTACACACTTGCCTAATATACCCGAAACAAACAATCAAAGTTTTGTAGATACTCCAGAAGGAAGAAGGCCTATCTGGCAAGTGTATGATACTTCTTGGAAATGGAAATCTGATACTCCGCAATATCTAATTGATGTTGTTGATGGTCTAAATTTGTCTTATGTAAGTTGTGTGCGATTAGTAGGCCAAACACCTCCTAGTAAAGGAATTGTACATGTAGATTCAGGAATAAAAGATAATTTAAAATATTATCAAAACGGAGGCGTAAGTATTACACTAAACGTGTCTGACGGAGGAGGTAATTTACAATTTAAATCTCCAACAGGGCTAGAAACTGTAGACGAAAGCAAACATAAAGCATGGCACTTTAACGATGCGTTGCCGCATTGCACTACAGAAATTTTCGCTCCAAGAATACAAATAAGAGTTTTTGGCAAAAAATGATAGACTGGCGTAACTTAATATTTTCACCGTTAGCACTACCTGATCCTCCAGAAATCAGCATGGACGAGTTTGTTTCATGGCATAGTGATCAAAAATCATATATGCTTGAACATAATCAAAACCGTATCAATAGTACAAAACTATATGGCGGGTATTGTTGGCACGTTAGTTGGGCTAAATGGTATACTACGTATAATACCGATAAGCCGTGGATATGCGACTTTGATAAACGTTTTCCTGAACTAGTAGAATATCTAGAGCTCTTTCCATTTAAACAAGCAAAAAGTATTAGTTTTTTAAATCAGATAGGCGGAGCTACTGTCGAACCACATACTGACCCTGACGAACTATGGGGAATGAGATTTTATCTTAAAAATAAAAACAAAGATGCATTGTATTTTAGCAGGACAAAAGAAATAAACGACAAACAAATACGTACTATGGAAGACAGTGACGGCATTCCCTTAGCAAAAAAAAGAAATTACTTAGATTATTGCAGAAACGAAAAGTTATACGCTAAGTTTCCAAAAGAACAATGTGCTTGGATGTTAAACAGTAGTAGAGCTTGGCATGGCGTAGATAAAAACTCTACTCCAACTGGTAGTCGAATAACTTGCACAATAATGGGCGAATATGATAAAGACAAATTATTTAAACTTCTAGAAAAAAGTACCCATTTGCATAAGGACTATCAAATATGGTATTAGCACTTTATACTCCTGCCGACTTACCTGCAATGGATGTTGATATAGATAAATTTATAAAATGGCACAACGCCAATCGTAAGCGTGATAGAGGCGGCCACGCAGATAATTTTATTGCACCGTGGTTGATAAGTTTTGCATATCACAAAGATCGAGGGTGGAATCAAGACTTTTTAAAAATAATACCAAATTTTCAAGATATCTTATATAATCATTTACCGTTTACAGATGTTACATATGTAAATTTCTTAGAACAAAAAATTTATTGTCAACTACATCGAGATAAAACGTCACAACCGGTTATTGATAGCCAAGATCAGCCCAATTCGTATAAAGCGTTTATGGTATATGATAAACCGTTAATGTACTTTCAAAAAGAAAAACACATTGAAGATAAAATTTATATTAAACATCCTAATCATCTAACAAAATGGTTTGTTATTAATAATTACGATGCACTACATGCGTCTGATTTACCTACAGAACCAGATAGAAAAATTATAATGACTATATCCGGGACATTAGATATAGAAAAACACCGCATAATATTAAAAAGAAGTTTAGAAAAATATAAAGATTATGTTATTTCTTTTTGAATATAATTGTCTATTATTTGAATTTTTTTATTCTTAAGATCGTCCAATGGTAACAAGGTTATTATGCCGTCATGCTCTTCGTAATGTTTATCAATGTCTACACCAAGACTAGCATATGCTCCGCATGACCATCCAGCAATTTTAATCAAAGGTTTATCAAGACGGCGTAATAAGTTTGCCATGTCTTGGGCTCCTTGAGAATCCATATGTTCGTTTCTCCACGGTACTATCCATTGATTATCGTCAACCATATTATTTTTTATTAGTTTTGGTTCTTCAATTATTTCGTATCCGTATTTTGCTGGATCTCTATCAATTGGAGAATGATACTCATGACGATCTTTTGAATGGATTTGTAATGCATACCAGTTCCACCAATCAATATCTGGATTATTAACCACAGTACTGTGGGTTTGCCATAAACTTTCAGAAGTTTCGTGAGGTAATCCTACAATTAAATTAGTTTGTATTTTTACAGAGCCATTGCTTTTAGATTTTAAATTTGATATTGCATCTAATACTTTTTCGCCGTCGGCACCTTTTTGCACAGCTTGTCGAGATTGATTATTTAAGCTTTCAAGACCTAGACTTGCTCCTCGGAGACCTGATTCAACTAACAAATCGATTTGTTCAGGCCAGCGTACTAGTAATTCAGGTTTAATGTATGTGTCAAATTTGATCTTAAACGGTAATCCGTTTATTACTTCGTGCATAAGTTCTAGTTTTAACATACTATCATTGTATGTGTCATCCATAAAGCTATAACTAGTTGTGCCAAATTCCTCATAATTACGTAGGAACTCGTTGGTCATGTCTTCTTTGACTCTAATATAGTCAAATTTCTTTTTGTTGTTTAATGGAAAATTACAAAAAGCACAATTAAAAATACACCCACGGGCAATTTCCATTGGCATAGTTTCATATGATGTTATATGATCTTCTGGCTTCCATATAACGCCAATGTTTGATAAATCTTTTCTATCATAAGAATGATTACTATTGATAAGTTTTTTACCTTTGTAATCAACCCATTTAGGCGCAGATCCTTTGCCAGCAAAATGATCGGTTATAGCTATTACAGCATCGTCAGCGTAACCAGTAATTAAAACGTCAGACCAAGGAAGAGTATCTACTATTGCCTTTGATCCGCCAATTACAAAAGGCACATTATATTTTTGCTTTAGTTTGGTAAAAAAATCTGATCTATCTAAAAGAAGCGTTGATGTATTAATAAAAGTAGTACTAAATCCAACCCATAGTGTTTTACTACTAACATATTTGTCTAATGCTTGTTCAATATGTTCATTTGTTAAATGATGAAAGTGTTCAATAACTTTTACATTATATCCTCGACTTTCTAATTCTGTTCTAATACGGTATGCGCCAATCGGCCGATAATAAGAGATTTCGCCGTAGTTTAACCCTGTAAATATTACTGCATGATACATATTAAATTTTAACCAGTTTAATTACCCAAGCACTTGGGTCTAGTTCCCACCACTTGTGTTGAAAGTTCCACTGTCCAGGTTTAGCATGATGATTGTTGTGCCAACCTTCGCCCCATGTAATTGCTGCTAACCACCATGTGTTGCGACTGTCTTCTTTTGTTGCATAGTTACGGTAACCCCACATATGGTTACCGTAATTGCTTAATACACTGGCCCATATTTGTATTCCCATAGGAATAATTCCGCCAAATATTAGCACATTGGCTCCGCCTAATACAAACAATGCTCCACACCATATTAATAATATCAAGTAATAATAGTTGTGCAACACCAAATGGAACTTGTCTGTAATTAATCTACGCACTGCCCATTTGTTCATTTCAAAATCATATTTGGGTATTAGTACATTCCATAATCCTAAGTGAGGACCGTGCGGATCACCGTCTTTATCGCTGTGTTTATGATGTTGATTGTGTACTGCAACCCATCCAATACTGCTTCCAGTGCCACCGATTGCTCCAAAAAAAGTAAACAAATACTCCATCCATTTATAACGAAACTTAAAACTGTTGTGCGTTAAGTATCTATGGAACGTAATTGTAATTCCTAAACAACCTGTTAAGAAATATACAGCCAAACTAAGTAACCACCATTCTGCAGATGGGGCAAAAAATACCATATACGCAATCATTGCTGTTGCAATTGCTTGAATGTATGGAAAATATAATGTATTTGCTCTAAATATGTCTTTCATAAATATATTTATCGGTATCATCATTTGCAGTAGGCACTCTCGGTTAAATAAAGTATGAACAAGTATTATAAAATTTATCCTCAATTCTCAAACTTTGCTAAAGAAGTTTCAGAGATAAATCTTTATAATTCTGATGATCATAGACTTAATGGCAGAGAGTATATCTATGATCGACTACGACTGCCAATGAGATCGTTTGAAGGCAAAACTAAAGAACTAATAGACACTGTCGTAAACAAATATTTTAAACTTGACAATTTTTTCTTTTCTATAATACAGTCTGAAAATATAAGTCAAATACATACAGACACTAATTATAGAAAGTCAAAAAGTCATCAACGGTATTGCAATCTTGCATTTCCTATAGAAGGAAATCTAAAAAATAGGATGACATTTTGGCCCGACTTAGATGAGCAGGATTCAATTGATTGTTTTAGAAACAGTCATGTAAATGATAGTTCTCTATCTAAATATACATCTTGTGAAACCTGGATCGAGTTTATAGAACACAAACTATATCAACCTGTTTTATTAAATACTGGCGTACCGCATGCAGCATCAGGACAAGGTAAAACTTTATTTGCATATATCACACTAATTGGTAAAAATTATGAAGAGTGTGTAGCATTGTATGATTCAATGTCTAACTCGGCTACTATCTGATCAGTATATTGTATAGATACTAATTCGTCATACCATTTTAAGTCTTTATATAAATTTTTAGGGCTGTTCTTTCCTGCGCCAAAATGACTTGCTTTGCCTTCACTCATCCGCTTCAAGAAGTTTACAAGTTTATGATTATATTGATTAAACGTTAACCAGACTTTTTTATAACCTAATTCGTCATAGTATTTAATTTGAGCAGGGAGTATATAACGTGCTTGACTCCAATATCCGCCACCTCTGTAATTAGGATGCGTAAATGTTCTTACTCCAATAATAGGAATACCATTATATACATATGCACCTGCCATTGCTATTGGTTCATTGCCGTCATATAACATATTAAATATGTCAAATCGATTTTTAGTATAAAATACATATAATAGTGTGTTGTTTTTAGAAGACCAATTAGAAGTTTCGTAATTTTTTGCAGCAGGATCGTCTAACGTGCTTGCAAAATCACAAAGTTTCATTAGGTCGCTATTTTGCTTATCTGTAATTGTTTGATGATTAAATGTTTCTAAGTGCATATTAACTTTCGCCAGCGTCTAACACATCTAATATCCGTAATACATTGTCGTAAGTTTTTGGAATATTCATTACCAAATGTATACTATCTTGTGTAAAACTATGTGTACGATGTGTTTTACGTGTATCAATGTAATATGCACGACCTTCGTCTATCTGTCTAATACGATGGTTGTGTTCCCATTCATATGCTGTATGATTTGTGTTAGTTAAAAATACAACTATTCTAAATGTTCTTCTTTGCAGTAATATACCGTCTCGATGTTTCGGAAACCATGCTCCTGTGTTTAGTTTAACTAAACTACAACGGCCTAACTTAGGAAAATAGTCCACAATATGCTGTAAACTAGGAAGGTCTTTGTACAATTGTGTAGGAGTATCAAAGTCAAGTTCAGACAATGCGCGACCTGTTCGTCTCATTGCTTCAGGCATGCTTAAACTATCTGTAGGTGTGTCACCAGGAAGTCCTACTAAATTTAAACCTTGTCTATCATTTAGCAATCCTTCTCTATGCAAATACGGTATCCACATATCGTCATACTGTTTAATCTCTTTCCTAAATTCGCTTAGATCAACTTTAAACTTTAGTGGAACAAAATCGCCGATTGCATCTAGCTGCAATTCACAGGCAATATCTATAATTTTAGGGTTTGTAATAACCCCATCATTGTATAATTGAGTATAGTTTACTTTTAGTTTTGCTTGTTCTTCAGCAGTAACGATATGACTGTTATCCATTTTAAATCTCCGTAAAAATACTTAGTCCAATTTTTCTTTTTATTCCAGCGTTCTTGAAGTTGCTAGAACAGTGTATTCTTAAACTATCAAATGCTATTATCGATCCAATAGTCCAAGGAAAACAACAATGTACACTAAGTCCTTCAAGCCATTTAGATTTTAAATGTCCAAGCATTTTAGTTTTTACATTTTTAGGAATACCTGTATCAACTAAATTTTCAACATCAGTATATTCATAAAGATGCTTATTGTAAAAAATAACTTCTTTATCAAATACTTCATCTTTAAAAAACTTTACAGGACCGCCATAGTAGTACTGATCAAACATAACTAGTTTAATTTTATTACAGTCACCGTTTTCTACCCATAACGGAATAGTAAATGCTTTGTAGGTGGTGGGATAATCGTAACTATCATCTATGTGCAGTATGTGAGGATTATCTACATCAAAAAAATGACAAGCCCGAACTTTAAAATTACCAAATTGTTTACGCAAAGGAATTAGTATGTCGTCAATTACACCAGTTCCTTCTTGTACGTAAACTACTTTTGGACCGGTGTTCTTTTCTATTTTGTCTTGACTGTGATAGTAATTTAATAAAAACTCAATCTTGTTAGTATCCAGTGTGTTAAGTATTTGAACTGGAGGAGAATGTGTTTTTTTAATAGCTGCTATTTGCTCATTACTACGCATTTTTTCTCTTTGGAATTTTACTGTCTGCGCTACTTACACAACTGTCTGTTATACAAGGCATAGGAGCATCAAAGAGTTTAAACCCTGTTTCTATATTTCCAAGCGGCACATCATGACAGGAATAGGATCGCTTAACACTACCGTCAGGCTCTCGAATAATAATTCCAGAATATCCGGCATTACAACTCCAGCCTTTAAAATTATTAAAATTAAAAGCATTAAACCGTTCAGCTTGATCCATATACCATTTTTTACCAGTCGAATCTTTAAACTCTACTTGCATGTGCCAAGGTACACTAGCATCATTCTTACCCATGATGTCTTTAGGTACTTGAAATGTTGGTTTGGGACGGTCCGCCCACTTGCGCTTGCTTTCTGTGTACGCACGTTGCGGCATACCGTTGTGTAAACGCTTTAGGTTGTCTGCTGTATACCCATCTACTACTCGACTAGCTGTAGGGTCGCTTTGAGGCTTTAGCGTTACGTTTATGCCCTGCTCGTGAAAGAACAATGCGTTCTCCCAATCACGTTCAAACCAGTCGGGTACCATAACCATATTGATCGTAACTTGTACATCATGCTCTTGACAGAAAATTAGCTTGTCAGCAAAGTCCTGCATCTTCTCAGTAGTGTTAAGATGCTCTGTGTGCAAACTTGCTGTAATACTGGCACGGTGGAATGGCTTAACTGCTTCTACATACTCTTCAAACCACGCCATGTTGCGTGAGCAGTTTGATGTCATGTGAACAGATGTATAATTAGTATTACCAACATCATTAGCAAGATGTTTGAGAATGTCCAAGTAACCAGGGTGAAAAGTAGGCTCACCACCAGATAAACTAAAATGAAAGCTATTAAACCCGTTATCACGTGCCTGCCTCTTTATTTCGTCGATTGTATGAAGACACAATTCAGTCGGCCTATGGTCTTTTCTATCACTACGGGCATATGGCCAACAATAGCTGCACTTATAGTTGCAAAAGCGGCCAAGCAGCCAAGACACAGTAAATAAGTCGCGATATAGAAGTGTCCTTTGTCCAACACTGACAATGTCATCAAAAGGAATCTTTGTAAAATCGTAGTTGCTCCACTTTAAGTCTTCATTCATACTTTATTATAACACCTTATATGTATCTGTCAAGTTATTAGTTGATTATTAATTAGATAATTTTTTATGTATTCTGCTTCAATTTGGGCGCCTTCATACGACAAATGTTGTCCATCATCTATAATATAAGATTTAAAACTTGGTATAAAATTTTGTGTAGCTATACTAATGTCTGGATGGTGTTTATCATATGATTGATGTTTAAATATCATATGTACATCTTTATGATTTTTTAAGTATTCTGCAATTGCATGCGCTGTTATCAAACCAACTGTTTGATTATAGTACTTGTAGTAAATCCTATGTAATTTACCAGCACCTTGAGGCGGTGAGTTAGGATGAATTCTAATCATTGTCTCTGTAAAATTTTTATCCCATGTAGAATAATTTTCAGTTACTTGAGTTCGTTTAACTTCAGCATCTTCGGATATAATTGTTAGTCTATAAGGAGTTGTTAATTTTACAATGTTTATATCATTATGATCTTTAAATTGTTCAAACCAATAGAGTATTGCTTCTATACTAAGTCCGCCTAGACTGTAATCATTTATTTCATGTTCTGGCAGCATTTTAGCTAAATTCTTTGGCCATCCAATAAAATCTGGGTAAACTCCTGAGCACCAACTACAACCGTATACACCTATTTTCATTTATAAAATCCTATTTGTCAATGTATTGTGCTAACTCTGGAAGATAGTCTCGAATATTTATATTTTGTGCGCTGTCAGTTATTTCAATAAACTTTTTAAACTTTTCAAAAAGTTCTGGATCATACACAACATTGTCTAAAAATTGCTTGTTATTTTCATCTTTTATGCTGTCAACATACTCAGGAGGTAATGCTTCTAGTTTTAAATATGCCGGAGCATGTACTACATAAGGTGTATATCCTAATCCCACTTCGTTTGCATAATTAATAAAATTAGTGTAATCATGCACTGTTAGTGCGTTTACCGTTGTACTGAATCGAATATTAAATTTAGGATGACGTTTTTGCATCATTGCCCAGTATTTTACATTTTTAGTTAATTCATCCCAATTACTACCAGTTCTCGAATATTCGCAAGACTTTTTAAATCCATCAAGACTTAGTCCTATACGAACACTTTTAAACTTTAATAATTGTTTTATCCATTTGTGAGGGAAAAAAGTGCAGTTAGTATTTGTAGTAAGTTGAACATTGTTTATAATATTTTGGTCTTCTAAAAAATTAAATAACTCTTTGGTCTGCGGTGTAATAAAAGGTTCACCACCTAAATATTTTATAACTTTTAAATTTGAAAGGTCTAAGCCGTTGAACACTCGTTCTATTGATATTTCTTGATTGTTATCCCTAAAATAATGTTGTAGATCAGGATTGGTTTTATATAAATTACTCCACTTACTACTACTGTCTGTGTTGCACATTTTACAAGATAAATTGCAATTGTTGCTCAGACTTATTTCAACAAATTGAATGCCTAGATCACTTTTAAAGTTTTCGTTTGATATTTGCCTAAGGCTTTGAATACTATTCTGTGTTTCGTCGAGTCTACACTTTTCGCATCCTTTGTGCCAGCCTGTTTCCATGTCGCTTTTAATTTTTTGAAACTCAGGAGTTTGTGTATATTCCTTATGAGACATTTCTGAAAGTTTAACATTAGTTGTGCGGTATTGTTCAAACTGACAGCAAGGCTTGTAATTTCCTGGCAGTACTGCACAAACATGTGTATCAAGTAAAGCACACTTAGGCATGTTTTAATTCCTTTATATTATTTATAAGCCATTCGGCTTCTGCTTTTGTGCCTTCTAGACCTAGATGATACCCTTCATCTATTACATAAGATTGATAGTTAGGTAACAAAAACTTTTCAGTACATAAAATATCATTAGGCATTGCTTCTTTTTGAAATGCCCGGTGTGCATACACAAAATCTGCCGATGATTGAAGATATTTTGTAATAGCCAACGACTCAATATTTGCTAGTTCGTAACTTATATGAGAATAATACATTTTATGTAATTTTTTTATAGATTTTAAACTATATTTAGGCTCTGCTACGGAAAGAGGGCAACTTGAATAATTCATCCTAACAACATTCTTTCCGTAGTAACTAAGGTTAGACCATGTATTAAAATTAGAAGTCTTAAATTTTCTGTTTTTAGCAAAGTCAAAGTTATTAAAAAAACTAAGTCTTCCCGGACTAGTTATTTTTACTATATTAAAGTCGTGTTCTTGTTTAAATTTTTCAAATAAGTAAATTATCATTTGTTGACTATGGCCGCCGAAGCTGTAATCATGTATTTCGTGTTGAGGACACTTTGCTGCAACTTCTTCAGCTAAATTATAATAAGTTGGATAAAATCCGCCGACATGACTGCATCCAAAAAATCCAATTTTCATTTACTAAAATCTTCTATATCTAAACTAAACTGATTTGTGTGTATCCAAGTTTCTATTTTTTTTGCAAATATCCTACAGTTTTTATCGTTAAAATGATTTGCTCGAGTATCTCGCTGAGTACCCATTAAATCGCCATCTAGTTTAGATATTTCAAAAAGCGGCATATAATCTGAAATAATTTCGTCATCTGGAAAACAAGCAAGATATAGTCCATCGGGTCTTGTGCGCTTTATATCTGCAATTTGAAGCTTCCAAATATCTTGTTGTTCTTCTAAATTAACAATATACTTGTAATATGATGTTAATGCATTCTTCATAATTCTAGCAGCAGACGTACTTTTAAAAGTTCTGTGTTTTAAAGCATCTAGAGAATGAACATGTTCCGATTGCCAATGTTTTGGCAAATGTGGCAACCAAAGTCTGTTAGGCATAGTAAAACAAACAATAACTTTGTCATACTTGTGTTGGTGAATATGAAATTGTTTCCACGTATAGTATAAGCTAGATCCGCCAAATCCGTAGGTGTCTATTTCTATATTAGGACATTGTTGTACATACTGCCACCATTCTAAATGTGCAGGATTAGCTGCCGTATGCTCTGCATAACTATCGCCAAATACTCCTATTTTCATTGATTAAACTCCGGTATTAGATCAAATAAGTTTTCACCTCTGCTTGCATCTAGTGCAATTGTGTATTTCATAAACTTACTATATTTATTGTTCCAATCTTCGGCATACATATAATCAATAATACCTTGCACCTTATCTAAATGCAAATACGGTTGTAATTGTTTTGCAGCTTGATCTTTTAGATGTTTGGGCAACACTCTAATATTTAATTCTTCAGGATGATTAAGAATGTTAAAATATATTCTATGTCCATAAGGTGTAGCCCAGTCTATTAGTTCAGGCAGTCTTAATATATTGTACATTTGTACTGTGCAGTGTATTTCAATTCCTGCATTAGGAAGCTGTCTAATAGTTTCAAAATTCTTTACAATCGTATCCCATTTACTCGGATGTCGAATATAATGATCTAATGCACCAGTAGCATCTATTGAGCAATTAAGTTGCACTCGTTTAAAATGAGTCCAGCGTTCAAGTAGCCAAGGTTGTACTTTAACTAAATTAGTATTGTATTTTAAACGTATGTCTTTTGCAGTACCGTTGTCGATAAAGTAATCTAACAATTTTTGTTGTTCTTTAATAACTGTAGGTTCGCCGCCTGTTAGGTATATTTCATCTACTGTGTGTGCAATACTAAACAAGTTTTCCCAAGTCTTTTCATGCTCAGGCCAGTTCATACTACTAAGACGCTTGTATTCACTTTCACTTAGTGCAGTTTCAACTAGGTTCCATTCTTTAACCCACATGTTACTTGCATACGGATTGCACATACGACATTTTAAATTACACAAGTTGCCTAACCGTAAGTCAACATATTTAATGTCAAAAGGTGCATCTATTGTATACTCTTTATCTTCTTCCCACTTGTTGTTCCAACTTTGTCTAGCACTTTTAATGCCAACATCTTCTTCTCTAAAACAACGTGTACACATTTCAGGACGTTCGCCAGCAAGTAACTGCTTACGAATAGTAGTATATACTTCACTATTCCATGCTTCTTGTAAGTCATCTTTTTGTAGCTTGTAAGGGGTGCCGTCTTTTTTAGTAATAAAGTTTTTACCCGGAGTACTGTTACAGCACACTCGAAGATTGCCGCTTGCATTAGTAGCAAGATGCATCCACGGTAATGCACAGAATGTTTTAGATTGAGTCATATATTCTTTTGCCTTCTTCTGTAATTAAGTGAGGAGCTACATCTAATAAACTTTGATTGCGAAGTTTATCCAATGCTGCCGAATATTCAATAAACTTTTTATACATTTCCTTATCCATATCAACATTGCTAGTTAATTCGTTCATTATACTCATTAAGGTATTAAATTGTTCTCGATCTTTCGGAGTTGTATTGAGCAGCGGCTGTAGTTTTTTTATAATATCAGCTCTTGCACTAAGAGGAATAACAGTAGTAGATAAGCACATTGGGTTATTTAATAATATCCACCCCACACTATAAGGTGCTACTGCATCTGCGAAGTCAGCCATCTGATGAATGTTTGTATTTTGCACTACATAATTAAATGATAAGGTAGTATTAGGAATACTTTTATAAGATTCGATTGATTCTAAGAATCTTTTCCAATTATAGGTTTTATCACCTCGTATATACTCGTATACCTTACCAATACCATCTGCACTAATACCGATATGAAGGCGTTTAAATTTATCAGCAATATTTGCCAACCAATCAACCTTATATGTTCCATTAGTAATTAACATTATAGATATTCGATTACTGCTTTTGCAATTTGCCATTTTTTCAAACAGCGTTTGAGTTTTAGGATTCATTAACGGCTCACCGCCTTTAAACTCTATTGCAATCTCATAAGACGTGGTATCTAAAAAATTAATAATTTTGTCAACATCATCTTCTGGCATGTTGTACACATTTAAAGAGCTAGTAGGTTTTGAATTTATTATTCCCATTTTTCTTAATGCGTCCCAATCTGAAAACCATTTAGTACTATTACAAGGATTACACATGCGACATTTTAAATTACAATATGTTCCCGGACTAATGTCTAATAAGAAGTCAGTATCGGTATATTGATCGTCATAATATTGTCGACGACTTTTATATCCTCGATCCTCTGATTCTTTACATCTCCAACATCCTCTTGTAAAATTTCCAACAGAGTGAGCTATTTGTAATCTAATGTAGTGTTTACTCTTAAGTATATCATCAATACTATCGTATTCGTCGATATGACCAAAGAAACCATCATATTTGCAACAAGGTTTAACTTGTCCTAACGGATCTATCATTACACTATTAGTAGTTGCAAAACATTTAATCATAGTACTTTGCTATCTCCATTGTATCAAAACTTTGTTTTTTATACGTGTCTTTTAATTTAGTTATTTCTAAAAATTTCTTACTATTGTCTTGCTGTTGGGGTTGATTAATTTTCTTTTTAACATTATTAACAAATTTGACTAATACATTAGTAAGTACAATTGGGCACGTTCTAGCACACGGAACGTCTTTAGGTTTTAAATCATGAAAACATAGACAGTTATCTTCTGTTCGAGGCGTAATCTTTGGATTTAATTCATTTTCTAAATCTGCTATCATTTCTAATGCAGCATTTTTAAGAGTCTGTGGAGCGTTACGTACATCTAGATATTCAGGCGTATCTAAAGGAATAGAAGTTATATGAAAGTTATATTTTTTAGATAGTTCCACCATATTCCTAATTTCAAGAATATTATATATTTGTAATGTAAACGTAATCGAAGTTACCAACTGCGCAGTCTGTACATCAGATAGTTTTTGTAACTTACTGTTTACATCATTCCAATTTGCAGGATGTCTTATATATTCGAAAGTATTGCCTATGCCGTCTATACTACAAATAATGTTTACAAACTTAAATGCCTTAAATCGTTTAATCCATTCGTCGTCTATTAGTGTTACATTTGTTATTATGATTAAATCAATGTTCTTAGCATAATCATTATCAACACAGTAGTCAATTAGTTTTTTTACGCTGGGAACCATTAATGGTTCGCCGCCTGTAAATTTTAAATGGCGCAGACCGTTTGCAATCATGTCTTTTATCGAATCTACAAACTCTTCTTGGAGATACCATTTGTTTTGAACAAAGTTTTTTTCGTACTCGTCTAGTCCTAAATCAACACCAGTATCTTTAAGGATTTTTTGGAATTCATTTGCAACGCCGCTGCTACTATAGCTACTGCACATCCTACAACTTAGATTACAGTAATTTCCTAATTTAAGGTCAAGTTCTACTGGATATTTTTTTGTTGTAGGAATGTCATCTACAAATTTATCCCAGATACCTTGATTTTTATAATTTTCAATAAATTGATCTCGTAAACTAGATATGCCAGATTCTTCTTTTTTCCAACAACTTTTGCAAATGTCTGGACGATTGCCAGCCAACATTTCTTTTTTAACATTGTCTCTAAGAACATTCCAGTGCTGGTCAAGATTGCCAATAAATTTATCTTTGTCTTGTGTAACAGCATTACAGCATAAACGATTTTTCCCCATTGTGTTTACGCATAGGTGATCCCATACAGCAGGACAAACGGTATCTAAATTCATTTTATCTCTCTAAGAAACGTTAGTAACAATCCCATTTTAGTTGTCCAATGATTATCTGGACGACCTTTATTTGTTGCATGCAATTGCACAGCATCAAACACAATAGGAGCACGAGGTTTCCACTCGCAAGTTAGTTCAGGCGTTAATCCTGTTAAGCGTCTATAAGGTGTATAATACAAATATTCATCGTAGTGTTCTTTGTTATATTTTACAAGATTTAATTTTTTATCTTGTATTGTGCCATCTAACAAATAAAAATCAATGTCAACATGATTATCAACAATAGGATATGTTGTAGCAACAGTTTGTTCTGGTTTTTTACCGTGATGATACACGTGAGCAAAATCAACATGGCGCTGGTTAAAAAATACAGCATGACTTTCTATATTGTTAGGCGCAGTAAATAACGGAATAATGATATTTCTCCAAGGCGCCCACTTGCGGCCTTCGTGATCTATAGAAGTCTTAGTTAAACTATTTTTCCAATCCGATTCTCTAGTACTATCATTATGTAATCCATACTGACTAGGAGTAATAAAGAAATTGCCGCCAACAACAGGTGAGTTTTCTGCACCCGGTACCATTTCATTTATGCGATCAGCAAATTTTTCATATACTCCCTGTAGGTTGCCGCTTATAAACATTGTACCGTTATCATTATGTCTTACTGTATCGCAACGACTAAATGCATATCCATACATCCAACTAATTTCTTCTTCAGTAAATGCTTCATTAAATACTTCTGCTTTTTGAAAGTTTGCTGCTATATTTTGTTGTACAGTTGGGTCTTTTAAATTTGCTAACCAGTGTTCGTAATCTAGTCTATAAGTTTTATGATTTGCAATGTCTTCTGCTCTGTTAATCTTAGCTAACATTAAATATATCCTTCATTTCTGGGAATGTATCTTCAAACAACATTCCTCGCTGTTTATCACAAAGACTTAAAAACTCTTTCATCTCAGGTAAGCGTTGACTCCAGTCTTCTGATTCCATAAACTGTAACATGCCTTCTAGTCTACTAATACCATAACTAGCACTGCGCCATTTATCATAATCAACCTTTCCTTTGTGCCAACTCGGGACACCGAGTTCCCAATTAGCTTCCCACCATGGATAAAACTCTTCGTACTTTTTACGCACTTCGGCTTTAAACCAAGCTGGCAATACTTTAACATTAAGATGCGGTGGATGATAAACAAAATGATAGTTTACGCCGCCGGCACCAAATGGCCACATGTTGATTTTTTTAAATCCTTGTGTAAGTTTCCATTTGATAAGATCAGGTATGTAATATATATTTAGAGCTTGTACCGCACAAGCTACAGTAACTTCAACGTTATTACTTGTTTTCTTATCTAATATATGAAATACTTCTGTTTGACGTGTCCATTTACTTGGATAACGAATATATTCATTCATCTGTTCGATACTGTCAATCGAGTAGTGGAATCGTACTAGCTTAAATTCTTTCCACAACTCAAACAAATCTTCGCGCCATTCTACACCATTTGAGTTATAACGTAACTCTAAGTCTTTTGCATAACCCATTTTAATAGCGTGTTCAAGTATTTCGTAATGCTCTTCGATAATAAGACTTTCGCCGCCGGCAAAGTAAATTTGTTGCATACTAGGCATTTGCTCATAAAACTGTTTCCAAAATGTAGGATTTTGTTTATGCCAGTTGTAGCTACTGCCGTTAGTACTGCCTTTGTCTTGCCACTGCATTGTTTCTTTAAGTGACTCGTTTTTAACATCAGGAAAGATTGCTTTATAATCTTTAATCCAACCACTACTATCATGCGGACTGCACATAACACACGCAAGCTGACACTTTGTGCCAAAGCGCAAGTCAATGTATGCTAGTTGCGGTGGCACACTACCATCTTCAGCAGTATCAGCAATTAGTTTATCAACATCTGTACGTTGACTCCAATATGCAGTTTCCCACATACGTTTGCTATTATGTCCTGCTGCTTCTTCTCTGTAGCACTTCAAACAACTAGGAGGTTTTTCTCCGGCAAGCATTTGCTTACGCACATTTTTCATGTATGTGCTGTTCCATGCTGTTTCAAAGTCACTTACGTTTAAGTTATTGGGCTTGCCGTCATCTGTTTTAAGAATACCAACTTGTCCGCCGTGTTCTTTATCATTAGTTGCGCCGACACTGCTTGCATTTGCAGTACAGCATACTCGCATGCTTCCGTCAGGTCTTGTACTTAAATGTACCCACGGAAGGAGGCAAAATGTTTCGCTTGGTGCTTTTTTCTCTGTCATACTATTACTTATTTCCAGTTTGTTATAATTGGGTTAGATTCGGTGCCGTTATTTTATACTAATACTGTTTTGTCGCACCATAAATCATCTACATAATTTACTATAATACTCGATCTTGCTGCTGTTAATGGCGACAAGCTGTGGTATTCAGTTCCAGTATTCAAAAAAAACCAGCCATTGTTTTCAACAGCGTCTCTTGATTTTCCGTTGTGTATAGTACTATTTTTTATATTAGTTAGATAAAATTGCAGTGTAAACTTTTTAGCAGGGTCATCAACATGATCTTCTAACCAACTACCTTTTATGTCATTACACAATTCAATTCTTGTATACATATCAGTTAAATCGGTATCAACAAATCTGCTGAATAACTGTTTTATTTCTAGTGAGTCAAAAGAAGCCGCTAGTTGTTTTAAACTATTATTGTTAGTTTGATGTAGCCATATTCTTTCTACTGCATCTGTTCTTTTTCCGTTAATAAAATTAAAAGGGTAATTTGTTGTAGCGTTTTTTAATTCTTCAAATGCAGATTGTTCTATTAAATTATTAAAATAATAAACACAATATTGTCCATCAACTTTAGTAGGTATAAAATTAGTGTTAATCAAAATGATACTTCCTTCTTATTAGCGTGTTGTATAGATTGCATTCTGTTAATATATTACCTGTAGCATAGTCATTTATAATTCTAATTCTTTTTGTTTTACATAACTTTGAAGCAACAGTAGGATCAATGTGAAAATACAATTCCCAAAAGTCTAAGTTTTCATCCATTAAGGAATTGTCTAATATTTCAATAGATATTTTATTTTTTCTTGCTTTTGTATATTTTATAGGATATTGTGTATTTGTAATTTCTTTTTCAATTGTAGAGTTAACAATTTCTAATCCGTGTGTTAATAGATAGTCTAATACATTAAACTCAGTACGAAGTCTACTTGTAGTATACCAATCATCATATCCGTTATGATCTCTACGATGTGTTTCGCCGTGCCACGATACTTCTAATCTAGCAGGTCCATATGATTTAGGCGCAAGATTAATACTTATATTTGTTCCGTATATATTATAGATATCTTCTAAAGTTGTTATGCGTTTTAGACCAGGAATATATATAAAACTTTGCCATACTACTGGGACATATTTTAAATTTAGATATCTTGCACATAATAGTCTTTTATTTCCAGGATGTATACTGTTACTATCAAACAAATTTAAGGGAGAAGAAATGCCGGTTTGATCCATACTAGTAATTAAAAAATTTGATAAATTGCACATCTCTCCTACTATTCGTTTGGGATGATCTCTATGCTCTATCATTTTATAATCTAAATTGACATAATAATTTCTAAGTTTATTATCAGATAAATAATCTTCATCTGCGCTAGGTATATGACTTAGATTAACTAACGGGTATTCAGGAAAGAAATAGAGATAATGATTCCTTAAAAACTTATTAAGTTTTTTTGGAATTTGAGGTTTTTTTGATAATTTATCTTCTATTAGTAATGATGGCATACTGTCATTTACTTAAACTGCTCTGCAAATGGATCAAATTCGGCGCCGCATTTCATCGCACATACTTTTAGTTTGCCGTCTGCGCAACTAGGCTTACTCCAACTGCTTTGTATACTATCAAATATACCTGTGTTAAATACTGCTGCTAATCCGTTACGTGCATCTAATGCATCTTTATTAGGGATAAAATCCCATATTTGTTCTACCTTAGGATCTTTATGCCACCATTTGTACATGCGTCCGGCTGTCCAACAACAAGGCAATGCTAGACCTTCTGCTGTAATGAACAAGCTATTGTCTTTCTTTACTTTACAAATAATAGGAGCGCTATCATAGTATGCATCCATACTATTATATTTCTTTTCTACTTTTTCTTGAGTCTTTAATGCATTATTTTGATATTTAATATCAGGTTTTTTTAATTCTGCTGCTACCTTTCCTTTTTTGTCAACTGCTTGGTGCGATTCTTTTTTCTTTGAATCTTGCGTAATAAAGCGGCCTGTCTTTTTCTTCATAAACTTTTCGCAGCCCCACGCATTAGCAAGTGTTTCTGCTTCTTCAACTTGATGTTGGTTGTGTTCAAATATTAAAAAGTCCCAACGAGCTCTACCGCCTGCACTAATAAACGCCTTCATGTTACGCTCTACATTGTCCCATACAACGCCTTGACGATAGATATGGTTAGTGTCACGGAGGCCGTCAACACTAAAAATAACTGCGCCCATTCTTCCAAAAACTTCTGCAAGTTCTTTCCACCATTGTTCATTCTTTGCTCCTGCATTTGTATTCATGCTCAGCCACATGTTAGTATTGTGTTCACGGAAGTACTTGAATATTTCTAAGGTATCACGAGCAACAATAGGATCACCTAAGTTTCCGCACATATACATTGTGTTAAGTTGTGCAATAAACTCTGGCAAGAATATTTTTTTGCAATCTTCTAATGAAAGTTCATCTAAGTTAATATGAGGGTTTATGCCTTTGCCATTCATATTGCGGTCGCACATAGGACAACTGGCTTGACAATTTTGAGTTACTTCAAGATGAATTGCTTTTATATCTTCATACTTATACATATTTTATGTATTCTTCTATAGGAGGTTTTTTATAATCATTGCTATCTGGTATGTGAGCTTCGGCGTTATATACCGGGCAATGATATGTAAGAGCCTCAGATTTATAACCAATTCCTAAATATAATTGAGGATGTATGCCAATATCCTCAACCATGTCGTTATCATTTTGTATACAAGCGCAAAATCCAACAGCCAATCCAACAGCAGGAGCAGCAAGACTAACATACATTGCTGCAAGCCCTATTTCAACCCCTGCTTCATAGAGATAGTAATTTTTATCAACTCCGTCTTGCGGAGTTCCTCTAATGCCAAAGGCAAGAACATAAGGTGCAAGTACTTGAGGATTATATCTTGATTTTGGATTACCTAGATCTGCTTCAGTGCCTTTATACATCTTTTGTTGTAACTCAGGCAGTGTATGTGTAGGAATAATACGTAAATCGTATCTAACTCGACGCTGTTTACTCGGCACATAATTGTGTATGCCTCTTACAATATCATCTATTAAATGCTGTTCAGGTATTTGATCTGTCCAATTATATGTATTGATTCTATTATTTGCGAGATATTCGAAAGACCCTAATTCATAAATTGGTTCATTTAAAATATTGTTTATTGTAATAGATATTAAGCTATCAACTTCAACAGACGGACAAATTTCGTTTATCAAAGTATTAATTATTTTATAAGTTTTTACTTCAACATCAGTTGTTCTTAACTGAGACTTTCCTCTGTTCCAAAATCTACTGGTAATATTCTTTGTTCTAGCAGTATTAGTATTTTCTAAATCATATATCCATGCATCATACACATAACCAATATCTCTATAGCACTTTTCAAATTCAGTAGTACGATTAGGATAAGATTTTTTAATCCATTCTACTGATTGCTCAATTATAGATTTTTTATTTTCTTTTAAAATTTTAATTATGTTCATTGTCATTCCAATATTAATTTTACGTCCTTACCTGGGCCAACTTTACTTGGTAAGTCGCCATACTGTTCTATATACCATTTAATAACTGCTGTATACCAATTTTGGCTATTATGATGTGCTTGCTTGTTAAACTGCCATATGTTATTATTTGTTGCGTCTATAGTACTTAGCGCACGGGCACTTTCAGTCTGGAGCTGTCTGAGTGTTAAATTATCTATATTCATGGGCGTCCTATTAACATAAATCGTTTATAACCAAATAGTTCTTTTTCGCCGGCATATTCGATCCGTGTCATTGGAAATTTAATTAACATTTCATTTATACTATGTACACAGTTTATGTGTTCTTCTACATCAAATAAATTGTTTGTTTGAATTACAAAAAGAGGATCACTGCTTTGGGTTCTAATACTAAATTTAGTATACCAATCTTCGTTAAAGTGTTCTGCACTAGTATTAACTACAAGATCAGGTATTGTTTTTTCTTTAGATGTAGCAGTTATATTATATTCGCATCCTGTTCTAAATAACCAAGTAGGATTTGTAATATCTAAACTTGCAGATTTTACTTCAAAGTCTTTAATTTTATCATTATTAAAAATTTTGTCGCTCACTTCTAGTGCAGCTGGATCAATATCAAAAATTCTCATTTTATTATAAGAGATATTTACTGCATCAAGGTAAAGACGTAGCTGTCCAAACCATCCTGCATGTACATGAATCATTTCAAAATTATTTTTAATTTTTAATAATTCTTCAGCTAACCAGATTTTACTTAATACCTGTCCTCTACTAAATGCATCTTGTAGCAATAATGGGTTATTACCTAATCTGTAATACTTATGAAATATATCAAAAATTGGGTTTGGTGTAAACTTTCTTAATACACTTATAAATTCAATCATTCCTGCTTGATTAGTATCATCAATTACTGGCGAATCTGCATACATAGCTTGTTCTAAAAAATCAATAAACTTTTTTGCTTCCTTATCATCAACAAATCTTAAATATTCTGATAGACCTCTTACCCAGCTTAAAGTACTTTCATTACTCATTAAATTTTTCCTTTAACCATTCAAAGTCATTAATCTTTTTTAGTGCGTCAATATTGCCTTGATTATCTATACCGTATTTACGGCCGGCCCTAGCACCGCTGATAGCATAGTCTCCAAACGGGCGATCTCTGCCTATGTTGCTGCACCATGCTGCTAATCTTGCATCAGTTTCATTTGATTTTTGTCTGTCAATTATTTTGCTAGACAGTTTACAACATTCTCTAAATGCACTGCGCCAAGTACTAAATTCATCTGTATTAAATCGAGTTACGCACGATACTTCTTCCATCTTTTTAAACTTAGTACTGATACTTGTAGTCATGTCAGGTTTAGACATATCCATATTTTGAGTTAACTTAGTTGGGAAAAGTTTAATTCCTCCATACCCGTATTCTAAGTCGTTAATAGGATTTTTACTGTGCCATACAAACACACAATCTTGATCGTGATCATTAACGTTGTAATCAAATTTAAAATTATCTACTACATCAGCATCAGCATCAATTACCCACATCATCGGTGTGTTGCATAATTCCGCTGCGGCTTTGTGTGCTGCATGTATTCCTTTAACACCATTAACTCGCTGGATTCTAGGAAATTTCTTTTTTAGTTTTTCATAATTTGCGTCTGCATTAGGTTCCTGGTATGAAATAAGTACCATATCGTAATTGCTTTTAGTAACAATATTAGTCAAGTCAGTAGTTCGAAGAGGCTGAACATATATGCTTTTAAAGAAAGCGCTTTGTTGACTATCAAACGGATTTACAGATATTGGTAGAGTTAATTCTTGTTTTAATTTAGAACCGTATTTGACAATTTCGTCGTATACATTATGACCTTCAAAATCTACAAATTCTTCATTCCATAAACTATTAAGATATTCAAAATCTCTTACATTTACAAAGTCCCAATCTGTACACATTGTTTTATACAATCCTGCTCTAGCACCTAATATAGCCCAGTCGCCATTTTTTACATCAGCACCAACCATTAACCAAATATACAGTCTTTGTAAATTGCGTTTGTGGCCGTTAATAAACTGTTCTATAGAAGGTTTTTCACCTTGATTAAGACACATTTTAACGCCTTCTCTAAAGCCGGCTCTCCAGGCTTGGTGAGGTGTAGCATTATTATGTATAGTAGAAAATGCAGTATTTTGCTGTATATAATTCAAATCCCAACAAAAGTCTACTTGTGCTGCTATATTATTTGGATCTGCATTTTCATGTGTGCGCATGTTTAAAACATGTTGCTTAGGCCAGCACTTAATGCCACCGTTACCGTACATAAGATCATTAATAGAATTTTTTGCAGACCAACTAATTACACTTGTTTGCAACTCAACATGCTCTTGAAATTCAATCTCAAGATCAAGAAACTTTTGATCAATTATATTATCACCGTCAACAGTAATAAATTGATCAGTTTCACTTAATCTTGCACATGCTTTGTGCGCAGCATCGCTGCCTTCTACACCATGTACACGTTTAGCCCACGGTACCTTAGTAAGTAAGTCTGCATAATTTTTTTCTGCATTAGGCTCATCGTAACTTAGATAAATGATGTCGCAATCAATTACTTTAAACTTTTGTATCATTTTATAACCTCGTAGCTATACGTATTAAAATATTTTGAACTATATATACTTACAGTTTCATCCATATATTCAAAGTCATAAGCGAATGGTATTGAAGTGGTATTGTTAAAAAATTCAATAGATCTATAAAGTATGTTTGGATCATCTTTTTTTGTTATACTAAAATATAATGTATTTTTTGAATTTTCTGCAGAGCATATTAGTGCAGTCTGAGCGTCTAACTGTAAATCCCACGATTGTGTTTTTAAGTTTTTTATAATATTAACATTGGAATGACCTAATTTAACTGGTAATTTATAGCATCGATGTTCTACATCACTTGTTAAAATTAAACTGTTTAATAATTTTAAAACAGGCAAAGATGTTGTTTCGCTAGGAACTACAATATAATCGTCGGTGCGTTTTTTGCCGGACAATAAGTCTTCAGTATCGTTAAATGAAACTTCTAATATACTGTACTCAGAGTCTGAAATTTTTCGATTACTAACTTTATAAACCTTACCAGTGGCACTATTATAGTATACATAAGACTTTAAGGCTGTTTCAATTTTATTTTCTGATAATTTTTTAAATAAATTAAGTAGTTCAGACATTTACTATATCCTCATAAATTGATATAATATTAGTATTAGTTAATAAATCTTTTTCAGTATAATGTAAAATTCCATTTTGATGATAGTTACCAATTTTTATACTTCCGTTAGCCGACACATAGCATCCTACATGTTTTTGCCAACTTGTTACAGGTTTAGTCCATCCTTGGCTATTCATTTTCATATGTACAAACATAGGTGTTGAATTAGTAATATGAATGTCAGTAGTTAATGCAGCAATTGCTGCACAAACATCTATACTAGGGCGATTGGGTCTAGAATTAATATTTAAAAAGTCTTCATAAAATACTTCCCAGTTAGTAACTACATTTTCTAGCCATTTATAGAACCTGTCAGCAGTATTAGATTTTTCAAAATAATGAAATCCGCTATACAAATTAGGTAAGTTATTATTGATAAATGTGCGTCTATAATAACTATTATCCGACAACATTCCTCGATAATTTAAAACTGCACTTGTAAAAAATATTTTATAATTTTCTAAAATTTTCCATCGAGATAATAAGTTTTCGAGAACAATCATATCAGTATCTAAGACAATTGTTTTATCGTACGGGCTTGCATTATAAATTTTCCAACGATTTTCTATCTTCCAGTCAGAATCATCTGCTAAATCGTTACCTGGAATTGGAATAATATTATCGAATAGTGTCCTATACTTAAAAGGAACACTATCATTAGTAATTAATGTTATTTTTGGATCATCATTTGACGCATGTAAGCTCATTGCACACAAACATGCTTGCATTACGTAATCATCTTGACTATTTTGTGCAAGCATTACATACCCGTTAGTCATTTTTGAATCCTTTGTCAATAACCCTGCCTAAACTAAATTTATTCATAACATGAACTGTTTGGTTGTTAGAAGTTATTGCAGTATAATTTCCAAAACTTTTTTCTTTTTCAACCATAAATGTCATACTATCCTTAACAATAGATATTAATATATCTTTATCAGTAGTGTACCACATTTTTCCAGGCATTGCGTTTGCAAAGTTACCCTGTTGAAACCCGTTCATTATATGGATAGCAATACTAAATGCATAGTCATTCCTAAACATTGACGATTCAATTTGATAAACTCGTCGATAATGTGTCCATTCTTGTTCAATATGATCCACTAAGTTAAAATATATTTTATTAGTAGGCGTTTTTCTAAAAAATACTGCCGTTGCCCAGTAAAACTCAACACCGGTGTCGCTTATATACTTGAATTCTTGTTCGTTACGCACTTGAGCAAGATCGCTTGCATCTTTATAAATTAAAAAATCATTTGCCGAAGTAAAACAATTTTTTAAAATATTGTTTGATATAATGTAATCGGTATCTAATAATAAAGTTTCATCATAAGGCGATACATCATATACCTTGGCGCGGCCAGAATTTTTAAAATTTGCTGTTTTATTTGTATTTGCGCCATCAAAAAATAAACGTTCGTTGCCTGTTTCGGCTTCATACTTTAATGGAATAATATGATCAAATACAGTTGAATCAAAATTATTCAACAAATAATTTTTACTATCAGTAATGATAGTTGTAGGTATGTTTAAATATGTTTTAATGCGGTTGGCTGCAAACACTGCCTGCTTAACATAATCTACATGTTTGTTATTTTTTGCAATTAGTATTGCACCTTTACTTGTCAACGGCATAATTTATTAATTTTTCAACTGATCTAGATTTCTTTAATTCATTATATAAATTAAGATATGTCGTTGCTGCTTCTATATACACAGTGTATATATTAGACGAAAACGTGGGCAAATCGTCAATGCCGATAGGATTATGATTATCGTCAATTAATATTGTCGATGTGCAATTTAGTAAAACTAAGCTTTGACAAAAATTTATTAATTCTCGCGAAAGAGTAAACTGTGCTCCGTTATAATAATATACATTAGCTTCATTAAATTGTTCTCTTAATAGACGTTTTTGATTATTAAGAGTGACTGCATAATTTGAAAAATCTAATGCGGCTTTTAGACGTTGATCCATATACTACTCCTACTATATTATATAATAGTATATAACAAATTTTAAAAATTGTCAACCGGTAATTGACTAAGATAAAATTCTAGATGTTGATCCAACAGGTAGTGATAGTGTAGGTATAACAACAGTATCATATTCGGTACCGTTAATTAACACAGTGCCGTCGGGTTGAGCAACTTGTGCCCTGCTTGTAAAATCACCAAAGACTGTTTCGTCTATACCGTATGTAACATCATTAGGTTGACCGTCAACAAATGATATTTTAAATTGTATTGTTGTAGCATTGAGAGATAAAACGTCTACTTGATAATCATTTCTTGCATATGTGGCGCCACCTGTTCTAGAATATACACGTTGATATGTACTAGATAGCTGATAATTTCCTATAGGGTAGTTAGTTCCTTGTCCTACTACATTACTAGCCGTAGCATTGGCTTTAAAACTAATACTACCCATAGCTGATAAAATATTTTGCCAATCTACTGTTTTAGCTTGGCTACCTACGTATGCTACGCTAGAACTTAATCGAATTTCACCGCCTGCATTAAAAAATTCTTGACGCTGTATTGCCGAAGCAAAGGTTGCAGTAAAAATATGTGAAATTGTTCCATTCCATGGTCCGCCTACGCTATTTAAGCGTGAACTAGAAATAGCTGAGCCTGTAGAACTAACTAAATTAACTACATTAAGTTGTGCCGGGTCAATCAAAAATCTATTAGTTTCGATTTGTGCAGCTAGTGATTCTAGTGCAGCTATGTACGCTAATTCAACTACATCGGTGTCATTAAGATTTGTTTCATAGTCGCCGATAACAAACGGATCTATTGCAACTGCTCCAACTTGATGGGCTCGAGTTCTTATCAAATCAATATATAAATTTTCGTAGTCTTGGGCACTAATTTTATTAGCATTAGTGCCGTTAGTACGAGAACCTGTTACTGCTGACGTAGAAAACGCTTGTCCATAACCATAATTTGGGGTGCCAGAAGTAGATGCGCCAAAAACTTTATTAGTTAAAGTCCTTAACGTATTATATCTACTTGCTAGTATTGTTGTAGTTGTGGCCATTGCGCTCTCTTTATTCAGTATTTATGTTTGTCTATTTGGTTTAAATAGACAAATTGAACTTACTTATGCAAGCGTAATTTGATTAGAATAAGTAGGTTGATCTACAGTAACACCGCCAACTTCACTTGCACGATAATGTTGTATGTTACTTGACAGTCTTCCGTCGACATTGTTATCAACATTATTGTCAGTTACAACATCGTTAAATTCAATTGTAAACGTAATAGTATTAGCCGAATCAGACCTAGCTTTAATTGTATAAATGTTGCCAGCATATATTGCACTATATGTACCGCCGCCTATTTTTTGATATACTGTTTGGTCAGTAACTGATAAATCGTAATTACCAATTGCTTGTGCGCCACCGGTTGTACTAGTAGTAGAAGTATAATTAAATGCAACTGTTCCTACTTGAGAACACACTTCTGCCCAATCTAATCCTTTTGGTGTAGATGCACTAGTATTATTGGTGCTTATTCTAATTTCGCCGCCGGTATTAAAGAAATATCTTCTTGCATTTGCGTCGGCAAAATTTACAATTACTTGGTGTCTAATTAACCCATTCCATGTAGCAGTTCTTACACTTTCAATTCCAGGTTCTAATTCTGCTTGGGTTGGATGTAATAAAAATTTATCAACTTCAATACTGGTCATCAAATTTTCAAAATCAACAATACCTTTTTTAGTACCGTCTGGGTCTACAGATGAGGTGCCTGCATCGTTAACATACGTACTAGTGTTTAATGCAATTGTGTTTAAATTTTGTATTACTTCTGCAATACTTGAATCGCCAACGCCAACTTGGTGTATTCTAGCTTTTATAATATCTGCGTAAATATTATTTAAATCTTCGGCAGTTGCAATATCGCCTAGATTGTTTACCGGCGCACTTACAAGTGTTTGTCCGTATCCGTTTTGTCCTGCTCCAACTCCTAGAATAAGTTTAATTTTTTCATGTAAATTGTTTATTCGAGTTGCGGTAATATCAGCCATTAGTTATCCTTAAACTTTAAGTACGCATTCAACTAGTTTTTCATCGTCGTCTACATTTGATTCTAGTGCAATACCAACTAGTGCAGAAGTTGCTAATGTTGTACATACACCATCTGCCAGTGCATATACTGCTTGGCCTTTTTTAACAGCACCTTTAACTCTTACCGGGACTCGACCTTTAAGTGCTATATATTGTCCCTCAGCATCGCTATTCATCATAATAGCAGGCTGCGTTGAAACAACTCCTATGCAATGATTGCTTGCAGTTGCAGGCTCTACTTCGTGATCTTCGCATGTACATACTGCTACTGCTGTTCCAGCAGCTAATTCTTCTGCTGTTGAATATTTTTCTGCTAAGTCAGCATAACGTGCTTGTGTTGCAACCCCTTGGAATAGGTTTGCAGCAATGTTACCAGTTGCATCACGAACTGCTACGGAATTATAAGATGCGCTAACATCGCCTGCTCTATTAGTTCCACCAACTACTAACGCACTTGCCTTTTCAGATAGTCCTGTAAAATTTGCTGCATAAACATTTGACCAGCGCAAACTTGCTGATCCTAGTCCAACTGTGTTATCAACTGCCGGAATAATACCAGTGGCGCTAACATTTGCAACGTGTGTTATATCACCTACATTGTTAGTTGCTTTGAGTTTAATAATACTACTATTGCCTGTTACACATTGTATAACTGCTTCTGTTCCATTTTCTATAAACAATTGTAAGTCTAGAGAATCACCAATTTGTATGCCTGCGTCGGGAAATTCTACTGTTGAATTAAAAACTGTATTTTCACCTTCAGCTGTTAAAACATATTCTGAAGCATCTCTGCCGCCTAATTTTAACGAGTTAGATGCAGTTCCCCAAAAATAGTGGTTAGTTGATGTTACGCCGTTTGTTACTAATTTAGTATCAACAAGGGTAATGCCCTTTTTAATCCTATCAAATCCAAGTATTGGTGTTGATGCGTTTAATGTAAATTCATAAGGACTAGTAACCGTTACAACTATGTCTTCAATAACTGAGCCGATTACGCCTCTAATGCCACCCAATTCATCAAGCACTTCGATACTTTGCATTTGCGTTACGCCTTCGCCCGCATTTTGTGGGCCAATTAGTATAAAGCTTGTGCCGTTATATACATAAAGTTGATCGTTGCCGCTATCCCACCAAAAGTCACCAGTTGCTAAACCTGTCGGTTGTGTTATGCCAATCTCAGAGCCGCCAGTAGTACGCCATTTTGTACCATCATAAAATTTTAATTTACTGCTTGCTGTGTCAAACCATACTTGGCCACTTAGTGGCCTTGCTGGAGTATTAGCACCAGCAAAATTTTCTAATAAGTATAAAAAGTTTTCGTTTTGTATTTCGCCGTAACCGGCATAATTTTTACCAATAAATTTTAAATCAGTAGTTTGGTCAACAGTTCCGTCTTCGACAACTGTTAACAATGTGTTATTATATCTATCTATTTGATATGCCATGTTAGTTTAACCCCTAATACTTTGTATTATTTATCGTTTTTAATATGCTACGGTTGATTGGTATACCCAAGTAGTGCCCGAAGATTTGTATGTCATTAATGAGCGCAAAGGTGTAAGTTGTACTAACCCCGATGCGCCTCCGGCATCAAATGCAATATCTTGAACTACTGATTCGTTTTGTGTTCCGTTAGAGTCTACTGCAATAACACTTAGATTTTTAATTGCTTCTACGTTTACACCCGACACAGTTGCGCCTGCATACGAGGTAGCGTGAATACGTGCAATTTTTGTATTGTTTGCTAATGCTGGCGGATATAAATCGTTAAGATAAGAAGCAACTGATGACTGTAGTGTCGACCCAGCTCCAAGTCCTGTGATATCCATGCTAAAAACTATTGGCTCAGTTGATATTTCACTATCTACATAGCCCTTTGTTGCTACTGTATCATCAGTGTCTTCAGTTAATGACGGATTAACTATTACTGCCCTTGCACTATTAGCTGTTTTAACACCAGTAATCTTTTGATTGTCAGTAACATTTATGTCGCCATTTCCGGTAATTGATATACCGGCGTTAGATACTATTCTTAAATCATTAGTTGAACTAATAGTTTTACTGTTGACGTTAATTTCATCAACTTGTAACTCTGTAAGTGTACCAAGATTTTCTAAATTACTATTAATAACAGTTTCTTCTAAGGTAGTGTTAGATAACTTTACTACGCCGCCTATCATAAAAGATTTAGTAGTATCACTAATGTTTGTATGAACATTAGATGTCCATGCGTTTGGTATTTGTTTCCAAGTCCATAATTTTTGCCCAGAATCAGATGTGTCTAATATTAGGCCAGCATTATCTGCATTTAGACCAGTAAGAGTTGCGCCTGCTGCTGTTTTAGCAATTTCAATATTTTTATCTTCTACTCGTAACGTTGCAACATCGATACTTGTAGTTGCACCTTCGACTAGTAAATTTCCGGTAATTCTTAGATCGCCGTTCACATCTAATGTGTATTCTGGCAATCTGTTAGTTGTAAAAATACCAACCTTACCTGCACTTGCATCAATATAGATACCATCTACGGTAACAGAACCGTAAGCACTTGACTTGACCCGTAAAGATAAGTCATGATCAGTAAGTTGGTTCTCAATATAAAAACGAGGTCCTACAACTTTTTGTACGTTATTTTGTGATAGACCAATTGTTAAACCACCTGAGTTTTGTACAGTTAGTGTACCAACTGTAATACCGTTTGAGTCTGATGGCAAAAACTGGTCAGCTGTTCTAATAGCACCTGTTCCAGTTACAAGAGCATTTGCGCCAGTTGCAATACCAAGATACTTAAATGTATCTTTGTTTATAATATTAAAACCCTCAAATATTGTTCCATTAGGATTTGTTGCTGTAATTAATCCAGTAATCCGTTGAGCGTATATTGGTGTAAATTCTATATTACTAAATATTCCTGACAGAATTCCGCCAATGTACAAATATGCCACAGTTCTTGAACGGCTTTGTAAATCTAACAAACTTCCAATTTCAAATCCGCTTTTACCTTGAGTTGCTGTATATTGCGGACCAATTAGAATAGTATCTGCACCGTCAAACGCATACAATTGGTTATTTAGATTATCAATCCATAAGTCACCTGCTACCATTTGAGGACGACTTGATTGTACAAACGGGCCGCCACTTGCTTTCCAAACGTTACCGTCATATACTTTTAATCGCTGGTCGGTCACGTCCCACCAAACTTGGCCAGTTAACGGATTGCTAGGAGCAGCAGTATTTGCAAAACTTTCTAATAATTTAATAAAATTCTCATTAAAATATTCACCGTACCCTGAATAATTTCTACCAACTAACACAAGGTTAGTGCTACTATTATCAATTTGCCCGTCGATTAAATCTGTTAGCAGTGTTCCGTCTGTCTTGTTTAGTTGATAACTCATGTTTTATTGTCCAGTGTAAATTATATAATTTAATGCTAAGTATGGATTCATTACATTAAGTGCATTACCTAATGAACTTGTTGTTTTTACCCCACCGCTTTGTGCAAGTCCTTGTGTACCGCCTAGTCCTGGTTCAATCGAAAGTGTAATTGCTCCAGCATCTTCTGCTTCGCCAGCAGCTACTCTAATTCCATAATATTGATTTCCTGTATTGCCTTCTAAGTCGTGCTCGTGTTCAGGTAAATTATCAATGCCAATAGTAGTAGTTTCTGCACCTAAGTTGCCGCCAATTGCATCTGCCGCAGCATTAGTAACTCGATTAGCACTTGGACCGCCAAGGTTATCAAGACCTAATGGAAATCTACCTCTCATGTCGGGTAATGCAAAATAATTAACGCCGTTATCTGACAATAACGCAGGATCTCTAAAATTAAATCTAATAACATTATATAATTCAGTAAAGTCTGAACGTTTAACTTCGCTACCATCACATATTAACCAGCCAGCAGGTGCATCAGACCCGCCGAACGGCATAATAGAGCCTGCCGGCACTAACGGAATAGTTTTTAAGAAATTACGTTTTGTAATTCTGTAAACGCCGGTTGTGCCAGTTGTTACGTTTAATAATAATTCATCTGCATTGCCAGCATCATATGTTACAGTTTTATTAGATATAAAGCTATTAGCAATTGATACATTAAATGTCTTAGTACTACCGCCTGTTTGTCCGTCAAACGCAAAACTATTAGGTTCTACATCGCCACTCAATGCAAACGTTGTAGCACTTGCTAATCGATCTGCCGAACCTGCTCTACCACTAACCGTGCCGCTTACGTTGCCTTGTATGTTTCCATAAAAAGTAGTTGCATAAATTTGATTATATTTTAATGATGCGCTACCTAAGGCCCTAGTTGAGTTTGAATCAGGTAGAATATTAGCAGAAATAATCGATCCTTCACCAATCATATTAATGTCGCCACCAACAATTATGTTTTTAGCTATTGCGGCGCCACCGGAAGTAACAAAACTACCAATACTTAAATCTGTACTATCAATTGTACTAGAAATTTGTAAATATCCAGAATCAGGTTCTCCTGATCTCGGAACAACTCTTATATTGCCACTAACATCAAGCGCCTCTTCCGGAGCACTATTATTAATACCAACTAACCCTTGCGAATCTATTCTTACTACAGTTGGAGTTAATGTACCGTTACGCAATCTAATATCAATGTTTGCACCACTAGTGTTGTGCTGAATTAATCCTGCTTCGCCGTCGACACCAATTGTTAGCTGGCCACCAGTGCCAATTGTAACACCTTCGTTGTTTTTAATATTTAAGTCAAAGTTAGTAGTTGAGCTAGCATTGCCTCTTAAGAAGTTAGTAGCAGCAACCGTAGTACCTGCTACTACTAGCGCTTCCGCTTTTTCAGCAGTGCCATAATATTTTAGTGCTTGTACACCAACTAATGCTTCGTTACTAATATTAAATCCGGGATTAATGCCTGTCCTAAACCCCTTAATTGCAGTTTTGGGAACAAATGCTTGACTGCTAACAATTGCCACCGGCTCATCTTCAACTTTAATAGCAAGCACATTATAACTAACATCGTTTATTCCGACAATATTTTGTGCCTGCGCTCCAGTGAGCAAACCGTCGGAAAAACTAGGACCTACTAATATCCATGCAGATCCAGTAAACAAATAAAGCTGTTGACTATCAGTGTTTACCCACAAATCGCCTGCTAAACTATTTGCAACTGCTGGTTCCGAACTAGCTTTTTTTAGGCCGCCGGCTGCTACCCAATTTGTGCCATCATATACTTTTAATTGATTAACATTTGCAGAAGTATCATACCATATTTGTCCTTCTACAGGACGACTTGGCGCTGCATCATTTGCAAAATTTTCTAATAAATGTAAGAAGTTTTCACTTACTGCTTGACCGTATGCTGTTGTAAATCGTCCTGGTAAACTTAAACTTGTTTCACTGTTAAGTGTGCCATCTTCGATAACAATTGACCCTTTGTTAACAGTATCGGTATATCTAATTTCGTATGCCATTATATAATCCTTAACCTGCTAAACTTTGTACACGGACAGTGTAATCAATTTGAATTAATCTATTCAAACTTTTTTGCACTGGGTGAAAAATAACATGCGTAATTAATCTACCAGTGCCGTCGGGGGAATAACTGCGAAGTCCTAATTCATCAAAAACATATAAAGAATCTGCTGAACCAGCAGTATCAAATGCATCTTGGCCGTTTGGTTCACCATAATCTAATAAGCAACTAACAATAATATCAGTATAGTTAGTTCCGCTTACATGTCGTGTTTCTAATTTGTTTCGAGTAGGATCAATATTATTAACACTTCGATCGTCAACAACTTTAGTATATGTTTGATTATACAAACTTGCATTTGTACCTGTGCTATTAGGCGTTAAGTACGTAATTATTCCAGTAGGGTCAACGCTTGTTCCCCCGTTACCAAAACTCATTTCGTAAATAAAACCTCGTCCTGCGTTACTCAAGCTTTCTGCAAGTGCAACACTCATATTTTCATAATGAATTGCATTGCGCTTGTCAATGTAAACTTTTTGAGTTTCAGGGTCAAATATTTTAATATGCCCTTGAACTAGTACTCCGTTTGTATCTTGCATGTTATCGCTCATTTAAATTTCCTATACTGTATTTATTCAGGTAGCGCAGATGTTCCTGCACGTAAGAATTGTGCAATTGAATTTCTTGTGTCACCCAACGTTGTACCTTCTTCTGTCCATACTTGGCCCACTTTTTTCACAACTGTTACTTTAGTTTCAGCTAAAGGAGGGCTATTTAGCACCACACTACTACTTTCTATTTCACCAAATTCGTCGAATGTATTAATTAGCGTAAATTCACTAGCAACAACTTCGTCACCTTCAGGACTATCAAGTGCAATTGTAGGATTAAATGTTGATATTTGTGTTTTACGCATACGTGTTCCAGCAGTAAATACCTCAATTTCGTCCACTGAGCCTATTTTAAATTTTGTTGTAAATGTATTTGTTAATCCGTTAACTTCATCTTTTTCCCAATTCTGTACAAGTGTTCTATCTTTATATGGAATTGTCTTACTAATATTTTGATCATATACATTAGTGCTAGTTTCATACACTGTCTTAATGCCAGTTCCTAATGTTCCTCTACGTAGTTGACGCAATGTATTATTATCTTTTACTAGATATTCAATACGCTCTCCGTCAATAAAAATAATACCTGGCAAGTTACGACCTTTATTAGGTTCTGCTAATTCACTACCATCAACTAATTCAATTCTTAAATCGTAATAGTTTAATGGCTGTGCAAGTGAAGTAGTAGCAATATCTAAACGTTTAAAATGTGTTCTATTCAACATATCCTTAAATTGTCTATAAGCAAATCTAGCAACATTAGCAGAAGCTGTAAAGTGTAATATGTCAATTACATCATTAAGTGCAGGACGATTTACTAATTGAACTCGTTGTCTATCGTTAGTTACATAATAATCAACACTAGGTGTTAATAATTCGCCATTAACAATAACCCAAACATATTGAGCATCAATTGCAGGTGTACGTAATGTAATTTCGCCAACAGTTAATCTACTGTATGTAATATAATTAACGTCCTCTGGAATAATAGTATCTCTTGCAACTACATCATAATTTATACGTTCAATTTGCAATATATCATGATTTGAATATTGATATACTTCCAATGTTTGTCCCGCCATTGGTACAGAGTCTAGAGTAATTGTATTATTGTCTATTCTATAATCACCATCGGTAATAACAAATATTTCTATTAAGTCGCCTGGGACACCGTATTCAGTTGACAATACAACGTTACTATTAGCAATATCAAAACGCCATTGTACTGGTGCCGATAGTTCAACTCCGTTTAAGAATAATTTAACATCAGTAGTGTCAAGCGAGCCTACTGGATGTTGGAATGATTCTAATTGATATTCTCTTTGATTATTTGCAGGTATAACATATTGTATGTTGTATCCAGCATTTAAAATACTATTTCCTAATTTTACAATAATGTTATGCTCGTTAGGAATAGAATAGAAAGGTGCATTTTGTAATACAAACTTATCTAAAATACCATTTGTTGTAAATGTATCCTTTGTAACTTGGCTGTAATTTACTTGCGAAGTATTATCAAATAATGTATAATTGATAATATCTCCAGCACCTAGTGGTGTTTCGAATCTAATAGACGTCTTACTATTATTTTCAAAAATTACAACCGAAGTAGTGATGCCATTAACTGTTAAGAATATACTGCTACCTTCTATCCAGCGGACTAGTGTTTGGTATTCTGTTTGACCTTCTATTGCAACTAGTCTACCGTAATCGGTAATATTTGCAGTGCCAATTGCCTGTGACATGATATTAAGCTCAGCACCGTCAACTGGTGTAGTTATTGCAACAGTGTTATTTGCCCAATCAATTGAATATTCAGTATCATTAAGTAAAATATTATCTACTTTAACAAATATTGCAGAGCCAGTACTAGGAACAACACCTAAGTTGTAAGTTGATACTGTAGCATCCATTATGTAACTTTGACTATAAATTAAGCCTTGGCCGTTGCTGTCTCTAGTATAAACTTTAATATCTAGAGTATCAAGAACTTGTCCCGGAACAAGTTCCTCTGGACCTCCACTTGTTGTAGCAGTTACAAATCCGTCACCATCTACAATAATTTCTTCTGCATTGATACCTTTTGCAGTTGAATATGCTAAATCGCCGCCTGATAACGCAGTATCATAACTATCTGGATCAGGTATAATACTACCGTCGCTAGTAATTTTACGAACAATTAACACATCACCATCTAACATCCGAATTCCCAATTCGTCTAGATCAATAATAGTAGTAGTACCGTCGCCTGTAATACTGTTTACAATAGCATTTATATTTGTAGGGGTGCCAGTAGTGAAGTTAGGATCATCAATTCTTACACCGTTTTTGTAGAGAGTGTAAACAACACCTAATTCTAAAGGTCTTGATACTTCTACAAATATAGTCGAGCCGTCTGCTGTAAAAATTTCATCTTCAAAACTATTGTCAAATGTATCCCATGTATCAGTATACCATCCTTGACTATCCCAGCCGCTAGTGCCTGCAAAATCTAGACTGCGTACTTCAACGCCGCCGTAGTCAACGCCTGTCATTAATTGTGCTAAGTCTTTGCCAAACATTCCACTTAGAGGATTATATGCAAATTGTATTCTGTCTTCTGCACTTAACATACTCAAAGGCTTATAGTAATCTACTCTAATTACTGCATTGAGAGCAGGCGGTGTTGTAAATAATATCTTGCCTTGTTCTCTAGTATAAGTTTTATCAGTATTTTTGATATTTTCAAAAGTGTATTTACTACGAAGTTGTTCTTCATTATTAACATATACTTTAACCTTTTTAATATTTAAATCCATTGGCCATTCTAAGAAAAAGCGCAATTCAGCACCAGTTCCAGTAAAGGACTCAGATTCAGCAAGATTTTCAAAAGTATATGATCCAGTTATTCTATCAAATTTAATTTTAATAGTAGACGAACGTACTAACCCGCTACCTAATATAGCGGACGCTGTTGCAGCAATACTATTATTAGTTTGAGAACCTTGTATTACTACTGTTGGTGCAGATGTGTATCCGCTGCCAGAGTCAATTACTTCTATACCAGTAACTGTGCCATATCCCAAATATGCTTTTGCAGTTGCCCCAGCGCCACCGCCACCTACAAGGGTCACTGTTGGTGCTGTTGTATAACCGCTACCTACATTGCCAACTTTAATACTAGTTACTTTATAACCTACATTATCTAACCAATGTTTTCTAGGATAAACTGCTGTACTATTTGGTGCGCCAAATATAACGCCATCAATCAATCTAGCTTTACTTGCAACAATTGATTTAGATATTCTATCATACTCGGGTGCTAAATCAAAGTCTGTAGTACTGCTACTAGTATTTTCCGTAGAAGTGTAACTACTTATAAATTCGCGTATTTTTGTAGAATATGGTTTAACTTCATCAATATATTCTTCATAGCTTGTTAAATTATCATTATTAAATGTAATATCTCTTTTTAATTCGCCTAGATTATGTTTAGATTTAATAAAACTAGTTTTAAATACCCAATCAACTGCAGGTTGCTCTGATAATATATATCTTATAGATGCAAGAAATAATTGATTGTATTCAACTGCTAAATCAACAACAAAAATACTGTCTCTAATTGCTTCAAGAATAATTCTTAATTCTGTAGAAGGATTATTGTCATAAAAGAAACTATCAAAACTTCTGTTATCAAACCCGACAGTATTTTTACTATAGTCATACAATGTATCTTTAAATTGTATAGTTCCGTTTTGACGGCCTATAGTTTTATAGTTAATTGTGTAATCTTCAGTATCTTGATTGTCAATTTTTTGTAACAATAACCATCCACCGGATCCAATATTTTCAATTTTTATAATATCGTTTAACGAATCTTCAATCGCAAATAATTGGTAAGATTCTGAAACCGTGTAACTAATACTTGAAAATTGATTATATCCCGTTGCATACCAATCAATATAGTCCCAGTATGCAGATACATCGTAATCTTGAATACTTTTTCTAAACCATGTTTGAGTATTAGTATTCCAAGAATACAATGCCCACTTGCCAAATACAGTGGCGTCAGCTTCAACTAACACAGTGAAGCGTCTTACATTAATTGTTGTGTTTTCGTTGTACCCGTTGCCTCGGTTAATAATTGTTATTCCAGTTATTTGACCTAAATTATTGATTGTAGTTTCAAATTCCGCATCTGTTCCTACGCCATTAATTACATAACTCGGTGGAACTTTATATCCACGACCTGCGTTTTCAATTATTATTCTTGTTATTTTTCCGTTAATAATTACTGGTGTTAATATTGCTTGAGTAATTTTACTTGTACTAACGTATTGAAGATCGTCGGCGCTATCAGTAACAATATCGTAGTCGCCATTAATCATAGTCGGTAAAGGTTCTTTTCTCATTAACAAACTAATATCATTTTCGTCAACCAATAATACTTTTTTAAGTACTATGTTTACTCGCTCAATATATTGTTTAAGTGCTTCATATCTATTTACAAACATGCCCTGACGTGGACGATTTTGAACACCATAACGATTCTTGACCGGAATATTTTTATCAGGTACTGCTCTATTATTAGTATCAACCCCAATTAAACTATCAAACCATTTACGTTCAATATCTGCATTAGGAACGCTTGACACTACGCCGTCACTTAACAGTTGGTATTGGGTATGTAAGTTTTGCGCTTCCTTAGGACCAGTTGAAAATTTAATGTTCAACACAATATCATCATTAGTAATTAATTTTTCACAATTATTAATAACAAATTTATCATTTCCTAATAAGCTCAAATATCTATAACCTTGCGCCCTTGGATCAGCAATTAAATTAGCAATATCATATACACTTAAATTTCTATTGTTTGGAATAGTAAGTTTATTTTTTACCCAAAAGTAATATGTAGAAATAAATTGCTGACTTATGTTGTCGTACGTAAGCTGTGTAGTAAATCTTGCATCACTATATAAGCTAGTTCCACTAATGCCTTGAGTTATCCCATTAGCAGTGTCTGCTAAACTATCCCACGTGCTTGGCAAGTATGCGCTCTGTACCCATTCGTATACATCGATAGATGCTCCGGTTGCAAGTTTACTCCAATTATTTTTTTGGAAGGATGTTGATCCTTGATACGGATATAAAAACTTAGCAGTGCGTATATTCCACCACACTTTACCTACATGTTCAGATCCCCAGTATCTAGTAGTATCAACTGAATAGTCAGAGGTTAGTCCTGTATTATATGTTGCAGGATCAAATCCTGTTTTAAAATTAATTTCTTGTTCTGCAGGTCCTGCAATTTTTCCTTGTATAGGATCGATATAATCTATATAACTAATAATTTCGTTATCGCGTTTATTATATAAGAATGCGCCGCGCATCTTGCTTATATCAACTGGTTTAATACTTTCTCTGATTGTATTCCATGCAAATGTTCCTTTAACTTTACGGAAGTCAACTACTGCTCCTTTTGTATCGCCGTCAATTTGATTTGGCATGCCAACATATACATGATTATCATTAGTAAAAATTGCTTCGCCAAATGTTGTTTGAGTTAATGGATATCTAAACTGTTCAGAATAAATTAATTTATTTTCAACAGTTTCGTATACATATACAATACCTTTATCAAGTTTGATATTCTTAAAGTTTGTAAACTTATTATCAAATGTAGTTTCTGTACCTGTAGAAATATCAAAAGTAGTTGGAATTTTTTGATCGCCGTTTAAACTTGATATTACAAGATTGTCATTTCCAAAACTTATACTATATCCAAACTTTTCTGATTCTTCATTGTTTGGCGGGGTTAGCGATTGTACTGCTTCTGTATCGAATTGTCCGTTAACTTGCGTATAAACATAAACAACACCTTGATCAATTTTGTTAGTGTCGTCTAATGCTGCACTAACGGCAATTTGAGTTCCAGCAGGATTCATGCTAACATTGTCGCCCCAACCGTCTACATTTGTAGGTGCGGGTATAACTTGAGAAACTACAAATTTATCTTCAATTGCACGATATATTACTAAGTTTACATTAGATGTGCTGTCGGCCTGCACTTGTTCACTAGTAACCACTAATACCTGAGCATCAGCACTTATATCGAAACTTTTACTAAATTGTAATATGTTTGTTATAGGATCGTATACTTCTTCGTTGTAAAATTTATTTGCTGTTAAATTAGGCAAATATCCTAAATAATCAACACCGCTGTCAATTTCTGTCCAACTAGCTGTAGTAAACGCTGCTCCTGCTGCAATGTTAGTGTTTGCGCGATATAACTTATTTTCATATACTACAATACTGTCTTGTGCATATCTATAAGAATTATCAAAGTTGCCTCTATAATTTTTATCTTTACCGTACTGCCAGCTGATCTTAGTCCAATAAATAGGATCACGGATAAAGTCATCAACCGCAGAAACATCTTTATTAGCACGGTAATACTCATCTTGGTAAACTACAATATCGCCTATAGCATAAGGAACATTTTTGTAGTCGCCTTTAAATGCGTCTGTTGGCTTTGTACCGTGTCTAAATATTTCAATAGATCCGGGATGCTCTCTGCTACCATTGCCTGTACTACTTACTAATAATGTATAATAATTATTAGATTGTGTTATTTTAACAATTGAGCCAAAATGTCTATTTTCAGTTCTATATTCCGAAACAAATATATTTTGTAGTCTATATGATCCAGATCTTGTTCTTCTAAATATTGCTACTGCGCCTTCATTATCTGGTCCCGGTGTACCAAATTCGTCTACTGAAATGTTGTATACTTGAGTATAATCTTTGTTTAGACTGTATGGAGGATTTGCTGCACGAGCAATGCCTTGTTCAATATTTTCATTGAAGAACCAATATTCCTCATCGACTATTGCCGGTATTGTATTCCATGTTCCAAGAACATCAAAGTTATTTGCTGCTTCAAATACAATTAATTTGCCAACTAATGCTGTGCCAACTACAACATTATTATCAAAATCATTAATTGTGCCAATTACACGATTAACATCAGTTGCGCCGCGTTCGGATATATTTGCAAGTCTTCTAACTTCAACTCGGCCTATATTATTGAGTTTAGTCCATGTACCTGAAACAATTTTAACATAAACTCTTACTGTATTAAAGTTTCTTTGGTAAAATACTACTTCTGCACGACTTGTCGATGTACTGGTAATTGCTAACCCGCCGCCGCCGTCGCGCGGCGTTTGTACATCTTCTAATATGTCACCAATTATTGGTTCAAATACATTACCAGCAAAGTCAAATCGAGTATATTCAAAATCAATATAACCGTCCCATATATCAACAACTGTTTGAGCCTTGTTTAATATATCATAGGATAATCCTGTTGGTATTAGATTAATTTCACGGTTATCTAGATTATATAATCTAAATTCAATACTATCATCAATATTAATACTACTAGCTGTGTAATCTTTGCCAGCACGAACTACCCATAAATTACTCGGCTGGGGTGCTTCTACGCCAGCGGGGTCGCCGTAATATGAAAGTTGAGTTATGAAACTAACTTGATTTTTATTATTAACATACGATCCAATATTAGCTACAGTAGTTTGAATATTATAATACTGATTAGTGTTTCTAATAGAAGACTGTAATTTAACATCAGCATATACTAGACCTCGCCCTACGTCATAATAAGAACCGTTGTTTGAATACTCAAATCCAGTATTAATGTACCAAAAACCATTTACGCTTGTAGTCGTATTATATGTTGCTTCTTCAGAATAAAAACCTACAAAATCTATAGAATCAATAAACAATTCGCCTGTAATATTAAAAATACCAGCAGAGTCTTTTAAGTAAATTACTGCACTATCTCTACGGATTCCAACATATGTAACAGTTGCACTGCCAGTATCAGTGGTAACAATATTACCAACTACTGGCAATGTTACAAATGTATCAATATAAAACACATGATCAATTTTTTCTATAATTTCATGATCTTGACTTAACCAGTCCGCTGTAATTTCTGGAATAATATTATCAAACGGAAGATAGTTATCTAATGTAGGATATGCGTAACTACGCCTGTTCCAATATAGATTAATAGTATCGCCCGACTTAGTACCTAAATACATATCACTTGGCGCACGTACTAATAAGTGGTCTACTGTATTATTTTCTAATCCAGGATCACCTGCAACTAATAATACTAAACTTGTGCTATCAGCATCTGTTGAGTTAGCAATATTAATGTATGTGTCAAATGTCGAAAATGGTTGCGATCCAATTTGTGGAATAATCTGTCTGTTTGCTTTCCAAAAACTTTCACGATACTTTACTATTTGATTTTTTTCATACGTAGTATCTGGATCAAAGTTATCCAGATACTTTGTTAACACATTGCTTGCGTTTGGAATGCCAATTGCTAGATATTCGCCATCAGGCGATACATCAATACTTTCACCAAATTTAGAATTATACGAGTCTAAATATATACTTGGATTTACTACTTCGGTCCAGCCGACGGCACTAAAAGTTGCGCTGCTTGTATGCGCAATAATAGCTACATAATATCGTGTTATGCCGCCTGATATAACAACTATTTTAGAATTAATTACGTAAAATGTATCTGGCAACCATTCGTTTACAAATTCATTATCTAAACTTATTTCTTGATCTAATTGAAGATTCCAATTTTCTTTAGTTCTTCTAAAGTATGAAACAACTCCATTTCCTGCACCAGGAGCAGATACAAATACATTGTTGTTATCTGTAGTCACTGCTAATGATTTACTAAATTCTTGTAAGGTGCTATCATACAAAGACGGATTTGTTATAGTTTGTCTATTTTCATAAACTGCATTATTTTCTAATACTTTCCAGTCGTCTAAATAATTGTCTACCCAAATTCGTTGATTACCATATAGTGTTTGTTGTATTGTAGAATTTAACTCGGTTAATGAATCAATCCTTACAATTCGTAACTTTACTAACGTAAATTTTTGAGTGTCAAAGTCTAATATATTATTTGTAGAACTTACTTTAACGTTAATTTTGTTAAGATCAATACTGTCAATTTGATACATGCCGGATGCATTAAAAGTTTGTGCATACTTAATACCAACAATGTCATCAACATTTAAAATATCACTTGCCCATTTATCAAGTGTAAGTTCAACTAATGGAAGCCCATTGGTTGCATACTGATTGCGCAGTACTGTTGATGTTATTACATTAACGTCAGCAGAGACCAATTGATAAACTGTCCAAGTTTCACTAGTAGAATTTGATACCCATATATAATCGCCTAGTGATATATTATTAACATCAGCCGCCGATAACTCAGTGATATTGCTTGCAACAAATGTAACATCATCTTCATTAACGTATCCTGTAGATTTAATATATTCGTTAGTAACTACGGTTGTCGGGAACGGCTTATGATCGTAATCTGAATAACTATCATATACTTGGTGAGGCAATATTCTATAAATTTTATCAAAGTTTGATGTTGGTAGAAAATTAACCAATTCAACTGCCTGCGGTGACTCTAGTATATCACTTTGTTTTATATTATATTCTACTTGTTGGATATCATCGGTTGCACCGTAACGGCCGATCTGAACTGCCCATTCTTCGTAAAATTCTAAATTGTCAATGTTAGCATCACCTAATGCATCAAACAATTTAGTAAGCGCATTCATTGTACCTTTGTCAGCAATAAACCCTCTATAAAATTTAAACTGGCTTATGTCGTCAGGTATAATATTTTGTAAGTAATTGCGCTTCTGATATCCGATTAAATGTTGAGCAATTTTTTGTTGTTCACTATCAAAACCATCACTATCTAAATCGTAAAAATCAGTAAATTGATTAATTCTATAATCAAAGTTAGTAATTAATTCAGGAACTGGTTTTTCATTTAATCTAGACCAAACGTTTGTATTAAAATTCAAAGCACCTGGAATATTTTCAATTGCAACATAGTAGTACTGCTTATACTTTACCAAATCACCAATTGTATAATCTTTCCACTGACTCCAATTTGAATACTTTGCATCATCAAACACAAATCCAGGAATATCTAAACTGCCGTTCCATCCATCTGCTCTATATCCGCTAACCTTAATACGCTCTTGTCTATAACCAGTCGCAGGTTGATAAATGACATCGTTAAATATTGTAGTATTGTCAAGTAACACTACGTGTTCTTTTTGTACTAACGGAAACGCTATGTGAAACAAACCGTCATCTGTATTATTTGTTTCTATTCCAAAACTATTATTTTTTCTTAATAAGCTATTAAATTCAGCAGATAGTGGCTGACCGTCGGCTTTTAATATACTATAATTATAAAATTTATCAGTTAAATCGTCTACAACTGTATAATCTTTTTCAAATTCAAGTTTTGAAGCACCTGGACTTAGTGTAATAACTGTTCCGCTAGCCCAGCCCTGCGTAGTCCAAAACAAGAATTCTCTTGCTGCGGTATCCCAGTTATCTACTACCGAACCATCATTAGAAACATTATTTAATATAAAGCCAACATCTTCTTGTCTTGCACTATATCCTAATAAAAAGTCCACTACTTCTTGGCTAGATGATAGTTTTGAACCGTATGTAAGTGTTAATATCTTAGATTGATTAAAGTTACGATAAAATTCTGCTGTTTTGCCGCCTACGATTGGTAGTGCAGCTAATATTGCAAGATTGTCAGTATCAAATGCAGTGTTACTAGTAAACGTTGTTTTTACTCTATAAAATTTATTATTGTATTCAAGAATTTGTCCTTGTGAATACATTTTTGCTTCTTGCCATTCAGTAGCAGTTTCTGATATGCCGCCAATAGTAACTGTAATTTTTTTAGATGCAGACTGCACTGGGTAATATTCAAAATACGGCGATTCTAGATTATATCCTCTAATAATATATCCTGCTGCTGTTTTTTCAATCGCAACACCACTATAGATTGCAAGTTCAATTGCGCTACTTGTGTTTATGAATACATCATAATTTTCTTGCGGAATAAAAATTCCACTTCTGCCTTGACTTTGTGAAGGGGATCTACTGTCAAGTATCAAATTAAACTTTTTCTTATCGGTAAATCCGCCAATTTTAAATCCTAATTGATTTGACAAATTACTTAAATCAGATTTGTAATCTTCATATACACTTAGTACATTACTAGCTACTAAGTTGTAAATGTAGTTTACTAATCCTGCAGTTAACGTCCTAGATAACGACACATATGTATTCGGCAATTGTACGTCAGCAATAACAATAGGCAGATTAGTAGGTGTATATACCCATTGTCCGGCTAAGTTACGTGTAATCCTTGAAACATCAAATCCTAAACCCATAACTTTAGCAGGTTTGTTTAATAAGAATGCCGATAATACCGCAAACGGATAGTGAGAACTACGTCTCCAAGCTGTTTCAACTGGTGCATGATCACCGAACTTAAAATTCTGTGTAGTGAGTCGAAGGTTGAAATTTTTTGCATAATTTGCAGAAATTGGTGAGCGAATTCTGCCTTGTGTATCAGCCGGAATAAAATTAGATAGTCCAGGGCGAGCATACTTTTTATTAAAAACTATTGCTTTATTTGGCTCTGCAATTTTTCCTTCTTCTAAGTCTCTCCAAAGAATTAAGTTATCTGAAGTATACGGTGCAGGACCGTAAACAGTGTCCCACCATGTTGGCTTAATTGTTAGTCCTAGCATTTCCCAAGGATGGGTATGCGGGCGATCTGTATCATATGCTCTAATAAACACACCTCTCCAGAACCCTGGTAGGAGTGCATCATTAGGAGTATTCATATTAGAATAATTAAACGTAAATTCATTATTACGATCATAGAAATAGTTGGTAGTATAGTCGTTGTCAACTAATCGCAACCATTGAGTAAAATTACTCAATAACGAATTATCTATTTCTGTTTTAGTAAATTCGCCGGTTCTAAAGTCGCCGCCAGTAAATTCGTTAACATCTAATAGATCAGACGAGTATTCAACTTTAATATTATTAAATATTCTTTTTTCTAATTCAAGCAATAATTCGTCTCTAAAATCAAGATACGCTCTTACATAACTACCGTCATGTCCTCGAACAAATGCAATACCTACTGGATATGCTTCTATTTCAACATTGTCTGCTACGCCGTGATTTGCACTAGTCGACGGCATATACAATATTCTGCTTAACCCTACAAATTGATGTGAATGAGATGTTCCTGCGCCGTTATTATCTATATCAGCTTGGTTTGCTGCTGATTTTGTAGTATAAACTGGATAGAACCACCCTCTAGTTCCAGCACTAGTATATCCTGATGCAATCTCGCCGTAGATTTTAAATGGTCCGGTACTTGTAGGCTCAGCTGACTGAAAAGTATCGTCTATTGTTAATTCAGGAACATACTTTGGAAATAATCCTAGTTTTGTTGGTGTTGGTGCTATAAAACTACCGTCAGTACTTTCATATTCATAAATTTCAATAATATCGCCTTCTGCTTGGTTAGCAACAATTTCTACAAAACCTTGATTATTAAATGTATAGTCTATAATATGTGATAATTGCACACCATTTAAATATACTGTAACACTTTTAGCAGACAATGTATTAAGATTAAATAATGATGAAATTGCATACGCTGTTGTTCTCTCGTCAAGGACAGTATACTCAATTCGATTTGACGGACCATAAGCCAACATATCTGAGAAGTAGAACGGTTGCGATTTTAGTTTGTCGCTATTTACTTCTTGAAGTATTCTATCAACGTGTTGTTTTGTTGCGCCGTCAAATCCTAAACTTTCTGCAGTTTCTAAAAATATTCTTTTAAATCTTGCATATTCTGTCTCAGAATATTTTAATGCTTTTATTATATTATAATCTTTATTAGTTACATGATATAACGGTAGATTGATTGGTCCACTATGTTTTACAAATCGTTTTCCAAAATGATCTAATTCGCCTAAATCTCTTAGGTTACCGTTGCCCGGATAAACGCCATTAAAATTTCTCAAATCTTCTATCATGCTATCTACATGATCAATAACTTCACCTAATGTAAATTCACTTATATCGGCATTTAATGGATTGCGTTCTAAGTTATACGGAAATTCATAATAGCCATTTGTATTTTTAATAGTAGATGAATTTGTTTTAAGTTTAACTACATCATTAACTGTTAGGTCATTATAAAATCTAACATAAGCATGATTGTTGATACGATCAATTTCGTAATCTCGTAATTGCAATTGAATATTATTATTTAAATATACTACTGTGGTTAAGTCGTTTAACGAACCAGCATTATCGTATACATCTATTTTAAAATTATTTAATTGTAAATTAGTTGCAGAATATTGTTTAATTACCCACTGTTTACTGTTAGTAGGAGTGCTACTAAATCCGTTAACATAAGTTAAGGTATTAAGGTCTGTATATTTTTTAAGATATCCTGATTTAATTTCTTGTGTAAACAAATCATTTTCGTCTTGGTATTCAAAGGTGTCATTTGATAAGTTAAAATTAAAAACAATATCGCCTGAATTTTCAATTGTTCTATAAGATAAAGGAAATCCTAATTCTATATCATTTGTGCCAGTTCCAACGGCATATGAAAATACTTTAGTACCGTTAAATGTTGTAGAACCGTAATAAGTATCATTACTAAAACTGTTTCCGTTGACATCGCATACATCAAACAATGGTGGCTGATTAGTTGTAGTTTTTTCTTGAGCAAGATTCCATTTATTATTAAAGTAATAAAAACTTTTTCCTGCATAAAACTTACCCTCAGTAATTAATACTGTTTCTAAATCTTGCGGATACGAATCAGTAGCTTCTACTAGACTGATTTGTCGAGTGTTGTTAACATTGATAAAGTTAACTTGATAGATTTTTCCGTTAACAAGATTATCAGTATCAGCAGTAAATAATATACGCATGCCGTCGGCAAAATCAATGCCGTCGACATTATATCCAATTTGACCTTCGATAGTTGAAAATACATCAAGTGTATATGTGTCAACTAGATCAACGTCTTGTTTTGCAAAACTACCAAAATTGTTTAATTTTAACCCGGCTTCAAATTCAATAATAGGACGCTTTGCTCGATTGACTTCGTCAATAGTTTCTGGGATGTTATTATAAGCAGCACTTTTTAATATTACGTCACGGTGGTGCCATCTGTTATAACGACTCCATGCATTTCTATCAGGACTTGCACGATTAATAACAATGTAATCTTTTGTAGCAGCATATGCGCTTGCATTTGCAAACGGCAATACGTCAAAATTATCAGCATCGTAAGGTACTAGCTGTTCGGTCGAGTATGCTGCAGGAATAACCAAATCTTGTTCGTTTATTAATTTAATAGCCGATCCCACACCTTCAACATACCATTGACTAGATTCATATTGAACAGGAGTTATATCGCCTTGAAAAATAACTTTCATTCCATTACTAAGTTCTACACCGTTAGAACTTGTATAATATTTTTTACCAATAACATCAGCAGTAACATCAAGAAATGTATTTTCTTCTACATCATATATTCTAATAACACCACTAGTATCAATATTATTTTTACTAATATAATAAAGGTTATCAGGAGCATTTATAGGAATAGTAAATTCTATTGTTCCTGATTCAATATATTCAGTTGTTACTGTATTTCCATCTGCATCAAATTTAGTAATGCCATCATTATATAATGTTGACACATTTGGATCAAGGACCTCTATACCTGGTGTAAATGTTCTTGATATTGCAAAAGCAAACGGCTCGTTGATTGTAGAAATGTTAAATCTATATGTTTGCCCTTTGTATAATTTTAATGTGGGATTTTTTTCAAATCCGTCATTAAACACATATGTATTATTGTCGTCTTCGTTAAGTATTGAAACAGAATATGTACTAACAATATCTCGACTTTGTCCTCTAATAGGAATACTAATAGGTCCATTAGGCAACCAATAATATTCTCGGAAGTTTACAAATTTATCCCAATCAATATTTGGGTTCCATGCATATGTTTCTTGACCATTTAAACGACTGTGATCAGTAGTATTAGAACCAAACACTTTTAATTGGTTAATATAATCATTATAATCTTTATAAAAAGTTACATTATCGACATTATCTTTAATTACAATTGCAGGTTCTAATTGATAATTTTTTCGGGCAGCGGAAACATCGGCTATATAGTTGTCTGACGGAACAAATGCTTTTGCCGTTTCTCTACCAATATATCCGTTTAATTTTTCAGCTACGCCCGGTTGAATCATTTGATCTAACGTAGATTGTAAAAATTTTCTATTAGCTTCAGATCTAAAGAACTTAGGTAAAAAATCTACAGATGTTCTTTTGTCATTACCCGGAACTGGTAATGCGCTTTCATTCTGATTATTGTTATACGCCATTAGTAGCTGCTTCCTGTACTGTTATTTGTAGTTGAAATACCGCCGCCGGTATTTGTTGTAGATGTAGAGCTTGTAGATGCTGCACTTGTTATGCCTGATAAGGTAGTAGTTGATACACTAGTAATAACTGTACCGCTTGCTTGAAGTTCTGTAGCTGTTATTTCGTCGATAGTTTCAATATCTGATACTTGCGCTGCACTTAAAAAAATCTCATCTGGTTCAGACTTAATTTCAAATAAACTACCAAACGACTGTGTGCCCTGGCGCGGAACTATAATAATACTTACCAGTTTTGGACTTAGTTGATTCATAATATAGGCACTAAGCTCTTGGAAGTAAAAAGTCTCGCCAAAGTCCCAATTTTCAATTGCAAAGAATTGATCAATTAGGCTAACGACGTCTGCTTTAAGTTCGTTGTCATTTAATACTAATGATTTGTTTTTTACAATTTTAAATTTCACTTGTAGGTCTTTGTTTGCTTTGCTACCAAATAATATCTTATACTTTACCGGGTGATAAATTACTTCATCGCTAATACTTTTTATAGCATTTATAGCCGATCCATAAGAACGAAATAATTCATCGTTACTTGGAGGACGAGGCGATACTGCTAACGTTCCGTTAATGTATTTACGTATATTTTCATCATAGGTTTTTGTTAAAACATAAGTATCAATTAAATTACTAGCACTAGGATCAATTCTATAATTACTGTCTGCAACATGTATATAATGGAATTTTAAACCTGCTCTGCCAGTATATGCTTTATAATTTGTATTAATTGATGTGTTGTTTAATGCCTTATTAAGAGTCCTAAATATGTTTTCTTCAAGTAAGTAAAAAATTTGTCCTTCAGTTCGCGAACTATAAGGGGCAATTGCTGTTTCATTTTGTACAAATATAATTTCGTTATTATGATTTGAAAAATATTTAAAATCTTCTACACCATCAGTTGTAGTATATTTCTTTTGATATATAATTTTTAGTTCGTCGGCAATAGTGACATCATCTTGAGAAATTAGTTGCTCAAACATTTCTGGATCATCAACTACGCTATCATCATCAGAATCAATAAATTGTATTTGAATTTTTCGAGAATCTACATAACCTTCTTTATCTCTAAATGCATCAGTAATTGTCCAAACAAAATCTTTTGAGAACGGTATAAGTTTACCAACTTGTCTATTAATATTTAATATATCAATTCTATCTCTAACAATTTGCCCAGTAGACGGATTATAAATTTTGTCAGCAGCATCAAAGAAGAATCTAATTTCGTCTGCGCTTTCCATTATATATCTTAGATTACGATAAGAAATTGTATATTTTTCGCCATCAGTTTTAAAGTACAATGTCCAACTTGAGTCAAGATTCTGAGAACTTTCGTCACCTGCTTTACCTAAAGCAAAATTACTAACAGTATTAATGTTGCTAGCCGTAATCATTATCCATTGACGAAGTTCAGCATCATATCTTAACGCAAAATCATTATAAGAAAATGCTTGATCAATTATTTGTGTTTTAACATCATTGATTAGTGTTCTAGATAGTTTAGGAATAATCTGATCTAAAATTACACCATTTTCGATATAATCATTAAACATAATTGGTCCAATGCCGCTAGCGTTTACTACGGTGCCATCAGTTGAAACTGCAATTACTTTAGTCCATTTATATGTACTAATTCCAATTAACGTATTATTAGTTGTTAATGTGCCGTCGCTTTTAAAATATTGAGTTTCTCCTAAACTAGTTAAAGGAGCAACAAATCTACACAGTGTGCCTGCTTCTACTAATCGCAAACTATTTGCTGTAAAAGAGCCAACTGCATATGCACTATCGTCTACGTCTTGAAATAGTCCGGTAGTTTTATTAGTTTCTGAAGTTGATTGATTCCACGATGCATTAAGGTCTGAAACAATAGTTTTAGGATACTTGCCTAGATAAAAATTCCTAGTGTTTACACTTGCTAGTATTGGTTCAACTGTGTTATACAGAATCCCTTCAATATCGCTTTGAGTTGCAAATGTAAAACTTGTTTTTTCTAGAAACTCGTCTTTATATATTAAGCCATCATCGGCAAACAAACTTGTATTACTATATTTTCCGCTGACATCTTTTAAGTCAAAATATCTTGAAATTCCGCTTGAAATTCTATTAGTACTTTTAGTTTTAATAATATCTTGACTAATTGCCAACGGGCCAATATTATAATCTTCGCCTGTGATTAAACGATTTTGTGTGTAATAAGTCGCTGGTGCATTTTGTTTAATTTCTTCATCAGTTTCACTTGGTGCTCCGTTACTGACTGTATACTTTAATCGCAACCCAATAGTAAGAGTTTCTAAGCTTCCAGATTTACTTTGATACGGAATTTCTATAGAAACTAAACCCACTGCTCCTGGTGTAATTGTACTGTAAGCATTTGAACTAGTTCTATAATATACTTTAAATCCGCCTGCAGGTAAATTACCAAAGATACCATCACTAAACACTAAATTAATTCTATCACCTACTCTAGTAGTAACAGCATACACATTACGTAATCCCTGAAATAGACTATTGTAAATTACATTGTTGCCTTCAACTGCATCAATTTTAGTCCATGCAGTTGTTTCAAAGCCGTTAGTATCTGTTTCATACAACCATATATCTGAATTGTTAATATCTGTTGCGTCAACTGCAACAGATTGGTTAGGTGTAGGATTAGACACTGTAAAATTACCACTGTCAAGTGTTCCTTGGCGGAAATGCATAAAGAATCCAGTATTAGAGCTAGCAGTGCCCTGACCGTCATCACGGAATAAGAACGCAGGACTAGTACCCGGAAGTGGTGGTTCTTCTACAATAGAATCATTTTGAATATCTGAACTTACTACTTCAAAGTCAGTTGCAACTCCTTCTATTCTTTTAGAAAAAGGAAACACTGCACTAGATGTATTTGTTGCATTAAATCTATATTTCTGAGTTACTATGTCAGAAATAGTTGCAGACTTTAAAGGATTACCAATAGAATTTGCAAGAGGCAATGTTGAATTTAATATTTTTAAATACTGTTCAAAATAATTTGAATTAGCCAAGTCGTTCCACTTAACTACAATGTTTGCAAGGTTAAGACCTGTACTATCAAAAACACTTTCAGTTGTCTTAATAGTTTCAATTTTTAATAGACCGTTTGCTGCTTGATTTCTACGAGGATTATAAGATAGCATACGTGCAAGGCGTAAAATACTTTCTCTACGTTCTGCTGTTTCTAAAAAGTTTTCTCTAGCATTTAAATCAATACGGAATGATAAGTTTTGTCCAAGAAACGCAATCATATCAATTAAAGCAAGATATTCACTTGATTCAATATAATCGTTAAAATCTTCTGGGTAATTTTGACGCAAATAGTTAATCATTGTGCGACGAAGATTATCAAAGTCGTAGCTTTGAAAATCCGCATTGCGGTAGGATTGGTATATTCTTTTCCAGTCTTCTGCTACTAAAAGCCTTGACTGTCTATCAGATGAAGACATATTTTAGATTCCTTGTTTACTATAATATTTATCTGATATGATAAAGTGTGTATATTATAATAACCCGTTTCTTTGGTCAAATCTAAACTTTAAAGATTCTGAAATATTATATGGTAAAAATATAACAGAACATTCTACATTAATACCCTGTTCATATGCATCTACTACAACAGAATTAACACCTAGTCTAGGATCATAGTTGATGATAGTTGTTACATTATCAATAATTGCAGTTTGTACGTCTTCTGTAAAAGGCTCGTACAACAGATCCCATATAATCGTACCAAAACTAGGATCTGTTAGTTTTTCTCCTTGACGAATATGAAAATAATTAATTAAATCTTGTTTAATTAAATCAAAATCATATAACGAAAATCCTTTAGCATTTTCGTTAATTGTAGAAAATCCTTTATAGGCTCTACTAGACTTTGCAACTATTTTTTTTGGATTAACAGTTACACGTTTATATAAGTTTTTTTCTAATTCGCTCATACTATATTTACCCTATTATTGAGGTCCGGGTGAAGGGACAAATGTATCACTGTTAGTCTGTGTAGCAATTGAAGACTTTGCAATTTCTTCTTCTAAACTCTTAAAGGCATCTGCTTTTTCATTTTGGAATCGCTTAACACAACTAGCTCTAACACCTGCAGAACTACTTGGAAAATAACCCATGCCGTTATCTTTAGATCTTTCATTATATACGGCATTAATTAATGCCTGATCCGTTGGTGTTGTTGTCCCAGTGTTGTCTATTGACTTACGGAATATTTTGTTTGCGCCGCCAGCACCGTGTTGAACAGACGTAGACCATAGTACATCTTGGACAGTCTTAGACATAGCTCTTACATCTATACCCGTTGATGCTTGCACTTTGTTTGCTGCTGGTATAAAATAAGTTATAACTGCATATTCGTGTTGAGTTTCTGCAGCTTCGGGGTCGCTCATTGTTTCGGTCCAAGTCTGTTTAAATGTATCTGTTCCTGCTTTTGCACCACTGCCACCGCCTGCTGCTTGTAATTTAGCATATACATCTGGATGTTTCTTACTTAAGAAATTTAAATATCCGTCCATTGCTCCGACCTTTGCAGCAAGTTGATACTTACCGTAACTAAATCCACCGGTGCTATCCCATCCAATTACAGTACTACTTCCTCTGCTTTCGTATTTTGCACTTAGTGAACCTAACTCATCACTATATTCAAAATTACTATTATAGTTGTCTTTTGGTATTGCACCAGTACCTGAGCTTGTTCCTCCAGGTGCATTGCCGCCGTAACCACTGGAAATACTTCCACCTGATCCAGAAACATATCCACTTGAAACTCTGCCGCCTTTATTTTTAAAGAATGTGTCAGGGGTAATAATTCTGTCCGCTGTCGGTAGTCCGCCAGGTGCTTCTCTATCAGTTTCTGCTTTCTTAAATGAAGCAGGATCTAGATTTTCATGGTGCGGCCACGGTTCATGTTGCGGTGCTCTTGTTAATATACTTTCATATGCAACCGGCGTTACACTGCCAGGAAAAATATACGGCAGTGTAACAGTGTCTAAGGGTATTACTAGTTTTGCTTGATTTGCTATTGCTGCCGACGGGCCATTCATATGAATAAATGTTGCAGTTTCTCTATGTTCTTTACCGCTATTAATATGAGTGTATGCTCCAGCAGTTAGTCGATTATCTTGTCCCGTATTAACATGTAAAAATTTACCTGTACTAATATTTTGATTTTCGCCTACGCCAGTATGTAAATTTTTAGTAATTGTAATTTTGGCATCTGCGCCAACTTTTAAATTGTAATTATATACTGCCTCAAATTGTATACGACCACTTTCTAAACCGCTGCCGTCTAGTGGTGCACCTTTGCTGTATCGCGCCGATGCTTTCATATTGATGTTACGACCTGCTTCCATATTAATATCGCGTTCCGCTGTAATATTAAGATCATTGTCTGTCATAATACTAACACTATCTTGAGCATGAATATCAATCTTGCCATCACTGGTCATTTCAATCCAAGTAGTGCCTCTGGCATTTCCAATGTAAATTAAATCCTCGCTGTTATGCATTAATATTTGATGCCCGGTGCGAGTACGAAATCTTAATAGCTCATTATGAGGTATAGTAATGTCGCCGCCTTCTTCAGCAGCTTCTTTGTTTACATATACCGGCGGCCCTTCTTCGGCATGAGTTTTTCGAACTAGATTATCGTCACCGTCGTCCATTACAAAGCTAGATCCGCCTAATCTGTTATATGGAATTTCAGTTTTATCATCGGCAGTGCCTACGGAAAACTTTGGAGCAGTGTTTCTTCTATCTAACGGCCCAGGTGTACTAACGCCAAACACCATACTAGGTGTTTCTCGTCTAGCACTTGTTGTAGTTGTTCCTCTAGTTTCATCAAAGATTAATCCTTGTACTTCTAATGTTCCTGTAAAATCTTTGTTATACGGTTTATCAAATAGTGTAGGATCAACTAATTCACCGGTTTCAGTTGATTTATTATATTCACCTACTGGTAATTTTGCACCCTTTAAGTTTGGCGGTGTATCGCCTGTTGTTTTTTCAGTGCTTGCTCTACCATCAGGTACCATAAAGTTCATATAATCATCAGGAATGCAACCAATCCAATATCCAAAGTTTGGATTTCCTTCTGCAAACATTACTAAAACTTTTGATCCGATATCTGGAGGTACCATCCACATACCATAAGATTTTTGTGTAAATTGATAACCATCGTTAGGCGTTAACCCTTTGTTGGGCGTTATTCCATAAAACGGAGATAGATATCTCACGTTAAAAAGCTGCCCGGATTTTTCCGGAGTTCCGCCAGCGCTTGTATATTTTAATAATTCTACTTCTAAGCCACCCATATATCGAGTATCAAGATGATTAACTACTATAGCCTCAAACGGGCCTGGATCTTTTACTGCAATATTTCTACTGGTACTTCTTCTATACGAACTTTTTGCCATTTGTTATCCTGTTATCTAGGTCCAGCAGTTGCTCTATCAACTGTACTAAGAGAATTTGCAGACGGTTCTTGTGCTTCTGCAGGTAATCCTATATTTCCTGCAGTACTCGTTGACCCTGCTCCGCCACCAATTCCGCTTGCTGCACCAGTGCGGATTTTTTGCCCTGTTAAAAAATCATACCTATCGTCATATAAATCTATAGGTTGATAGACATACGGACTAGCGCCGTCGGCGTGTGATCCATATGCGTTAGCTGGGCCAGCTGCTGGTAATGCAGAAGTTTGCACAGTTGCACCTGATGTTAACGGAACCGGCATTGTGATAGACGGTGTTGGTAATAAGTTAGTACCAATTGTTTCTGCGCTAGGAGTTGTCTGGTTTAATAGTGCCGATACCGCGTCTGATTGGAACGGTCCTGTTGGATTTGATGGAATAATTCCAGAAGGTGGCAAAATTCCAAGAGATTTAAAATATTCTTCACGCTGCACAACTGTCATTGTTGCAATTGCATCAGCCGTTTGTCTAGAATAAATTGCATCCTTAGTAATAACATTACTAGGCGCAGCCGCGACTGGTATTTCTGGAATAGAAAATGCAAGATTATTTTTGTTTAAATTTGCACCGACTGTTGGTGACCCTAAAACTTTTAAGTCTGCTGCAATTTCGTCTAGTGGATTATTAGCCATTATTGAGGACCTTTACGTGTTATATTATTAGTTACCGAAACAACGCGGTCATTTCCGGTAATCTGAGAAACTTGGTTTAAATTTTTAAATCTTCTATTATTTGCAATAGTACCTGTTGTATTTTTTCTTAAATAACTTTGTTCTCTTCCAGACATTGCGTTATACTCTGCTACAGTAACACCTAAAGGAGTTCCATTTGGTGATGTTGCTATAGCAGTATTTGCAGGAGTTAGCGAACTTACAGGAGCAGTAAAAGTTGTCGTCCTGCCGCCTGACGTTGTTGTTGTAGATGCTGTAGTTCCTGCATTAGATAATGCTGTTTGGTTGGCTACTATTGCAGGTGTAGGAAGATCGCCAAACTCACCGTATGGACTATTTCCATACGTAGTTGTTGGTGGTGCCGGTGGTAAGTTTGCAGGACTAATTTTTGCAACACCATTTGGAATTGATGGCATTGAGTTGCGTAATAATGAAGTCATGTCTGGCGGTGCAGCAGGTACTTTAGGAAATACACCAGCTGATGTAATGTTTGATAATGCAGCAGCAGCGCTCGAAATTTTATTTACTGCGCCCTTTAATCCGCCGGGTATTTTTTCTGAAATTCCGCCCAATGCTCCCATAACATTTCCTAAATTCCCGCCAATTGAAGATAATGCAGGTAGTTGACCTTGAAGTGCAGTTGCCTGCCCTATTAAACTTTCGACACCGGGTATTGCTGCTTGAAGTGCGTCTGACTGATTAGCTGCTGCACCCAATACGCCGCCAACACTTGAATTAATGCCATTAAATGCACTTGCTGCATCAGTTAGTGCATCAAAAGACAAGTTAGTGCTTAGACCGCCAAATGTTGTAGAAAGATTTCCTGCAAACGAATTTACAGTATTACTTACATCACCAAATATATCATTTTTAAATACACCTGCTGCATTAGCAATAGATGCGCCGACATCACCAAATGGATTATTAACGCCAGAAACTGCTGCAGGTGTTATTTTAGGCAAGTTTGGTCTGCCTGCTGGTTGGCCAGATGGTACTTTCTTATTAAGTGCAGAAGATGAATCAGCTTGAACAACGCCGGCACGTGATTTTGTTGGCTCGTTAGTTTGTCCTCTTCTACGAATCATCTTTAAGCGTTGAGTAAATTTTCCGCCGCTGAAATTATTTGTCACTGCCCAAACACTAAAAAGCCCGCTAAATTGAGGGACTGTTTGCGGCCATTCCATAGTTGACCCTGATATCTGATAATCAAATGGAGTTTTAAAATTTACATTTACAAATACTTCTGATTCATTATACCGCATTGTGCCGTCTGTGTTTGAATTTGGATGAGATCCTTTTAATCCAGAATAGTTTCCTGTTTGCTGCGGTATAAAAAACGGATCGCCCATAATTTCCATTTCGGCAGTACACAAGTCAATTGTAGAATTTACTAGATTATGATGGAATGTTTCTGCTATACTAGTCTTAATATCGCTAGATCTAGACGCAGCACTTTGTATCATTTTATTCTTTTCTGCAATTGCGCCGGTTGGCTCATTACTAGGAGCACTAAACAGTCCGCCTGTTTTTGCGCCAGTAGTACTAGCGTTAGCACCGGCTGCTGTTGCAGCACCACCTGTGCCGCTGGCAGCGCCGCCAGTATTTTGGCCTAGGTTAGAAAAAGCATTTTGTGTAAATGCGTTGTTAAAACTAATATCAAAAGATAATACATCCTCATTTTTTCCAGTATAGATGTAATTGTATTCTTTAGCAGCAGAACTTTTTAAGCCCTTAGTGTTTGTAGGAGTTTGATTTGGTGCTAAGTGCCTAGCCTCGTCTGTTTCGTAAGGCATAATAGCATAAACATATACTCGAGGAGCACGCCCCATAGTTTCTTCACCGCTTACATCTTCAGATATAAAAACATGGGTATCAATCTTAAACCATTTCTTCATACCATTTTTAGATTCTCGACTTGCATTATCTCGGCAAAACTTGCTTTGTAACATTACTTTTTCAATAATTGTAGTAATAGTTTCACCTTGGCCAAATTGATAATCCGCTGATTTTTCAGCAGGGGCCATTGTTTTTGATGCCCTGTCAGTTCTGTCGCTAGGTGTGCCATCAGAGTTTGCCACTTTTGCGGCCGACTGTGATGCTTGGGCTTCATTTTTACTATCAGAGGAGTTTTCTATTAATACGCTTAACCCTAATTCGTTCATTAATTCGGGTGTTTCAGAAAATGTTTTTAATTTAGCATATAACTTTGCTTTAGGTGTAATAACAATTTTTCGCGCTTCGGCAGTTTTTTTAGCGGCAGCAGCAGCTAGTCTAGGATCAATTCCGGTGCCCTTATTAGACTCAATAATCTCAGCCACTGTCGATGTTAATTTTACTTCATCAATTGCGCCCGATTTAATATAATCAAGTAATGCATTATTATTCTTTGGAAAAGCAATTACATATCTATCAAAAGGACTTAATGCGCCAACTTTTTCAAGACTTTCAATTCTACGATTCATAACACCAGTTATAGACCGTTCGTTAGTTTCTAATACTTCGTGTACTAATGAACCATTGGCATTAATATCAACAGGTACTTTATTAATGTCGTCGCCTAGTCCAGTTTCGCTCATCGGTACTGCCTGGACTGCGTACACACTTCCTTTTCCGCTTACATTAAAATCTATTTTTGTAAATTTAAGTGGCATAAAAATAGGTTGTGCTAAATAATTTATATCAGTGTGGCCATATTCGTCCCAGCCTACAAAGTCTATTCTTAGACAAAACGGTGCATCTAAATAATTTTTAAAGCCGGCCGTTGCAGAAGCTCCGATAATTGCTTCGATAAAATTACCCATCGAGAACGGTTCATTGACTGTAAAACTTAGCGAAGTACCTAAGCTAACATTTGTATTAGGATTAGGTGCAATAACGGCATCAAACTCTAAATCTTCAATAAAATATTCTGCATTTTCGTTACCTTCGCCTGCATTTCTATATCGCGTTCCGTAATCGCCGCCGCCACTTTTAATAAGGTAGTTTGTAAATCCGGTAGTACGAAGACCTTCTGGATTATTAAATTCTTTTGCACTAAGAATACCTAATGTAATAATATAGTTATTAGTGTTGTGATTTCTCAATGGATTAGGAATTCTGCTAGGCGAATTACCTGCATTATTAATTATAGATGTTCTTCTAGCATTATTACTTGAATCCCACGGCTGCGTAGTAGAATTGTCTATAAAGTTTTCAAATGCACTATCAGTTTTTAAAGTTTCAATTTGTTGACGAAGTGCTTCAAATCGGCCGCCAGTGGCTAAAAATAGTTCAGCCGACGAGCGTGATACTATTCTAATAGGTGTAACGGCTAAACCTTTTAACTCTTCGCCAAACTTTAAGTTTGATCCTAATAAATTAGAGCCTAATGAATTAAGCGAATCTAAACCAAACGATGCTCCAGTAACTTTTGAAATTCCGCTAGTTAGTAAATTTCCAGCAGCAGAGCCTGATAATAAAGAGTTAACTGAGCTACTATTAATTTTACTAATATTGCTAAGTTGACTGTTAATACTACTTAAAGACGACACTGCTGAAGAGACTGCATTCACTTTACTAACGCCAGTATTAACAGTTGATAAAATTTTTCCGATATTAAATGCCATTTAGTATCCTAGACGTTGTCTTAAATTAGTTCCCTGAGGGAGGTATATTTTAGTACCAGCAATAAAATCAAATATTGGATCTTTAAGTACATCTACATTGCGTTGTGCAAAGACCCACCACAGTTCTTTTTTACCGTATAAATCGTGAGCCAATAAATCTGGTCTATAAGTATATGCAGGTGTTATTTCATAAAGAATGTCATCTCCTGCAACAGGAACCGGTCTTGCTTTCATAATATCTAAATAACCAGAATCAGTTACTGATGTAGCCCCATACGGGCCATTTATTTTACTATCCATTATACAAATCCTTCCGGTCCGCCTGTATGTCCGCCACCAACATAAGAATTTAAACTAAATCTTGAGACAGAACGTCTTGCATAATTTGGTGTACACTGTACTGTCATTGACGATTGAACAGGAACATAATCTACTTGTCCATCTACTACACATTCTATGTAATCAACATCGGCCGACAAATCAGTTGTAAAATTTGTAATTACAACTGGAATATTATTTAACACATGATTTCCGTATCCGTTTAATCTTACTATAGGCGGGGGATTTCCGATTGGGCTACTTTCACCGTAAAACATTTTAGTAACACTTCTTAAAAAGTGCAAACATGCAATCCAGTATCTTGCATCTTCTTCATTTTCATTAAAAAATTCACCAGTAATTGTAAATGCATCAACTTGACTATTTTCATATGCTTGGAAGGGAAAATTTGTGTGGGTCGGCTGTATTGGTGAATAATTTGCACTATGCCCTATTAGTATACTAGGTGTAAACGGAAAAATCATTTTATTATCTGATTCAAAGAGTGGTTGTAATATTGCACTAGGCTTGAACACACTCGGAACACTTATACTTACTCGCCAGTCGTTGGTATTAATTAGCGAAGTATTAGTTTGGATAACTGCACGAGAAATTGCACGGTCGGGCGGTGCTGCGTTATAACCAACGTTTTGTACAGCATTGCCTATCATTCTAACAGAACTACCAACATTACTTGCATTTACGTTTCCTATACCAAATAAATTTTGTACATTACGTACAGTATCGGTTATTTCGCTAATGTTTCGAGTAATTGCATTGTTACCGTTCATAAAACTAGTAGCTTGACTACTAGTTCTTCCTATATTAGCTGAAAAATTATTAATAGTCTGAGTAGTTTGTCGTACGTTTACAAACGCATTACTAATTTTACTATTAAGTTGATTAAATCCTGAAAAGATTGCCATAATTCGTGTTTCTCCACTAGTATTTAGTTGACAAAATTATGTATGTATATTATAATAGTATTAACATAACTGGAGATCACATGCGTAAAAAAAATTATCTAAATAACAAAGATATCTTAAAAGAGATACACAGATCAAAAAATACCTTTAATAGCTACATTGAAAAGGAATATGGTGATTACGATCTTATTTTACCTAGCGTAGATAAAATTAATAGATTGACTATTACAGAAGCAAAACGAAAAAAAGCTAAACGATTAAGTAACGAAGCATACGAAGCAAGAAAAAATGCTGGTGAAAAAGTCAAACAAGCAGAATGCGAAGTTGACTACAAAGATATTACAAAAGAAGAATTAATATTTCGTGTAATGACGTTTGAACACATTCCAGAAGAACCTGGGCGTAAGAAAAATCCAAAAACAGTAGCCGATACAAAAGTCAAGCTTCCGTTTCCACCCTTCCAACATTACAAATACAACGAGAACGACGAACTAGTACTTGTAGGTAAAAGCCATTGGGTCGGTGGTATGGAAAATGGTAGTTTTTCAAAAGACAACGGCAAAGCAACTAATAATCTTGCGATGATGTGGATGAAACTGTGCGAAAGATATGCTACTCGTGGCAACGTTCGTGGTTATACTTATAACGACGAAATGAAAGGACAAGCAATCTTACAACTTGCGCAGATTGGCTTACAGTTTGACGAATCTAAGTCTGATAATCCGTTTGCTTACTACACCGCAGCAGTTACAAACAGCTTTGTGCGTGTTATTAACATTGAAAAACGTAATCAAAATATTCGAGACGACATTCTTGAAATGAATGACTTGAATCCTAGCTTCACAAGACAAAATCAAGGTGAATGGGAAGCTAGTGTTAAACGCAACGAGTCAGCAGGCTCAACTATATACTCGTCAATCAAAAAATAGGTTGACAACTGTATAAAAGTGCTATATAATTAAACATGTATATTATAGGAGTTATAAACTTTGTTTAAAAAAGCAGCAGTCTTTACCGACATACACTTTGGATTGAAGGGCAATTCAAAGGTTCACAATCAAGATTGTGAAGATTTTGTTGATTGGTTTATTGAAAATGCAAAAGCTAACGGTTGTGAAACCGGAATCTTCTGCGGCGACTGGCATCA